TGCCAGACACCTTTCCATTATCCAATGTCATTGTGAAATCAATAAACTTCCGCAGATAGCGATCCCCATTGACCTTCTCTCCATATAGCTGCTTCACAGAATTTTCAAGCTGACTGCTGTCAACCGCAATCATCACAATGATATTTTCAATCCCGAAAAACAAATGATGCAGGCGTTCCAGCACCTTAATCGCATACGCAGGCAGGCAGCGATCCAGTTCATCTACAATGAAAAGCACAGTTTGGTCTTTCGCCAGCTCTTTAAGACTGTTCCGTGTTTCATCCAATGTTTTCTTAAATGAAAACATCGTATCAAATTGATTTTCATTCGCTCTGCGCTTTTCCACTCCATCATGCAATTCCTGAGCAATATTGATTGGATCAATCCCGGTTATATTTTTTGCAACCTTCCCTGCCACGTTGAGAATGATTTTCTTTGCTGCATTCAAGCCTTCTTTAACCACTGCCCCTGCTTCACTCGTCTGCTCTTCAATGCTGTCCTTCATGGCAGCCACAATCGCCACGGCAGGTTCTTCATAATAATCGTATTCCCAGCAGTTATACGGAAGAATCAAATATTTATCCCCTGCGACAGTTTCTGAACAATACTTGCCAAGCTGCTCGCGGATCATGTTCAAAACAAACGATTTGCCCGAACCCCATGCACCATCAATCGCAAAGCAACAGCTTGATTTCTTTTACGATAAGGGTTCGATAAGCGCAATTACCCTCTCCACAAACGCTTGCCGCCCCAACATATCGACAGGACGATAACCGTATTCTCTGCTACTGCTGCATCCATCCCTATTTTTTCGGAAATCATGGTATCCATATTTCCACATCCTTTCCGTTTTTCTTTGATAATTTTATGATACACCATAATTTAACAAAAATCAACATATTTTTCCAAGCGAAAAAGGGAGAGCGTCTACTCTCCCTTTCTCTTATCTCAACAGCTCTCCCACAACACAAATCCCCCCTTATAATAGCAAAAAGAAAAATTTTTCGCCAAAATTCGAGAAACGAACCATTGGGACGTTCTCCTGTCGCTTCCTTAATTGGTATAATATCCCTTGTATTAAAGGAGGATTTTACCATGGAAATGACATCCAAGTTTGCATGTGCCATATGGAAGGCAAGAACAGCACTGGGGTATACGCAAGGAGAAGTTGCAGAGACTATTTCTGTCTCGCTTCGCTGGTATCAAAAGCTGGAGTCGGGCAGGAAATTACCCGGTTCTGTTACCCTTATCCGACTCATACTGTTTCTTCACCTCGATGTGGAAGATTTAAGAGAGGAGGCGGGAATCATTGTTCCGGTACGTTCCATTCAAAGAAAACTTTCATTCCAATGAGATTGGTTCATACACATCCTTTGGAATCAAGGCGGTCGATTCATTGGACCATCCGATAGCATCTGTGTCTGACGTTTCAATCGACGAGACCTACACTGCCAAGCTGTGTGAGCTGTTCACGCGCCAGCAGCTTCAACCAATTCATCTGCTTGATGTAATCGTAGACACCATCTGAGTTTTTGCCTGACATACCAAAGACCTGCCATTATACGGCAGGTCTTTTGGTCGTGTAGGAAAAAAGGTGAAATAATCAACATATTTTTCCAAAGGAAAAGGGAGAACCATGCTCTCCCTCCATCAAACTTATTTAATCAAGCCCAAATTGTGCCTTTGACACAACCTTGCCGCCTTGAAATGTTATATTAGCATTGCCTCTGAGCAATATGCCTTCGCCCTGCCATATATATATCTGAGTAACGAAATCACTCCCGATTCCCATGTCTACTTCTGATGAAAGCTCACCTTTTTCACCAATGATTGCGACAACTTCTTCGTATGTCATGCCTGATTTGATTTTCTCAAACTTTTCAAGGTTTATCTTTCCTGATTTTTTTGCAGGTGCAGTGGTCTCTGGTGTTGCTGTTGTCACAGTTGGCGGCGTATTAGTTGTCTCAGCGGGGTTTGAGCTTCCATCATCAGAAGAAATCTCAGAGCAGGATGCCATACTGCACAAAAGTACGGTAATTATAAAAAGAGAAATCGCTTTTTTCATTTTAGAATGTCCTTTCTTTTGTTTCTTTTGGAATAATATTCCTATTCAATAGTATAGCACCTCAATAGGGAATTTGTCAATATAAGTTGGAAAAAAGGTAAAATCAGAAGAATATGTGCCAAAGCCCCCTTTTTACCTCACATCACTCTGGAACGCTACCGCGCGCCCAAGGATGCGGATTTGATTGAGTTCTTCCCCTATGTATACCAACGGTTCATATTTCGGATTTTCTGGATTGAGCACTAATTTCCCCTTTTCAGGATAGTAATACACCCGTTTAAGCGTTGCTTCGTCTTCGATTTGAACAACGGCAATTTCTCCGTTATCTACAATATCGCATTTTTTGACAAAGACAATATCTCCATCCATGATACGCGCACCGATCATGCTATCCCCTTTGGCTTTCAGACAAAAGTCCACGTCAATATCAGCGCCAAGTAAGACATAGCTGCCTTTGTCTTCATTTATGTATATAGGTTGTCCGCAGGCTATTTCCCCGAGCATGGGGATTTTTCTTTTTTTAACGGGCATAAAGCCGAGTTTATCATAAAGATTGGATTCAGGTTCTTTCTTTTCTTCTTTACCCATTAAGTAGTCGACTGTTACGCCGAAATAGTCGGATAATGCCGAAAGAATTTCCATGGATGGCATTGTTCCGGTTTCGTATTTCCCGATAGAGGAACGTTCTACACCGACAATTCCGGCGAGTTGCTCTTGTGTGATGTGCTTTTGTTTTCTCAAATATTTTAATGTCTCTGGCAAATTCATTATTTATCACCTCATTTATATTTTAGTGAACAAAATTCACCAAGTCAATAATTTCTGAATAAATTTCACAAAATATATTGACAGAGGCGAAATTTTGTGATAAAATGTGAATGTAATTCAGAAATTCGCAATATAAGGAGGTGGAAACAGTGAATGAAATTCAGATGAGAAGAGAAAAAATAGGACTTACGCAAGATCAATTAGCTGAAAAGCTTGGTGTTGATCGCTCTACTGTGGCGAAATGGGAGACTGGAAAAAGTCATCCGAGAATATTTTTGCTTCCTAAAATAAGTGTTATTTTAGGATGTACCGTGGACGAACTGCTTGAAAACGGAGTAATGCGAAAGGAGCAAACATGAACACACTATGGACCGTTGTAATATCGGTTATTGCGGCTGTTATTGTATCAAATATTCGCTGCGGAATGCATCTAAAAGTCGTAGACAAATTTACCCATGACGTTGTAACTGATGCGATGAAAAAATTTAGTGAAATTATTGATGATATGTGCACTCGTCATTGAGGACACACACAAGCAATAAAATTTTCGCCTAATGATGAATAAGCAGGAGTACTGCAATACTCTCGCTTAGTAATCACTTTTTCTTGTGATTCGCATAAAATAAACCAAACAGGAGGTGTGATATGAGTGACTGCGAAATCATTCATGACTGGCAAAACGTCCGAGAGGGCTACATAACAAAAACGGTAAAAGTCGGGCATGCGACGCTCATTATCAACCGTCCAATCCTGACAGATGAGGTGCGCGCCTTACGGGAAAAAGAGATTATCAATGCGATGCTTCCCATTGCAGCGCACTATGCAGAGAAAGAAGAAAAACAGAAGGAGGCGGTTTGAATGAACTACGCAAAACCAATCAAAAACCTGATCGCCGAATCCCTTTCAAACTATCTTCTCCCCGACAAAGTGCCGCCGAAGAAAATCGACATCACGGTGAGCTACGCACAGTCGAGCGCGCACCTGTGCTGGGAGACAGAGCGACTCGAAAAGATTTTGAACGATATTGTAAAGGAGGAAAAAGTATGACTACATACAAATGCATCCACGGGCACGTATTCGACGAAAACGAGATGGTGCGCGTCCGTGTGCCGGAGGGCGAATATACGCGCGACCGCTTCATTTGCCCCGTGTGCGGCACGGATGAATTTGAAGAAGCAATCGTCTGCGAGGGCTGCGGCGAGTGGTTCACAGCGGACGAGCTGGAAGATAATTTCTGTGAAAAATGCCGTGAGGAAATGGACAAGGAAGCCGTTGCCTTTTCGCGGCAATATCAAGGCAAACGGCGTGAATATATGCGCCGCAGATGGGATGAAGGCGAGGGGATGTTTGCATGAACGATAAGAAAATCCGCGCGCTCCGCGCCGACGAGGTGGAGCTGCGCGTTGCGAATCTGACCGCCAAGGGTGCGCAGTTCTTAATCTACAAGGACGCGCGGGTGGACAAGCGTATTTTGGATGAAACCTTCGGCGTTTTCGGCTGGCGCAACCGCTATGAGGTGGTTAACGGCAATCTCTACTGCACCGTGGACATCTGGGATGAGGATAAAAAAGAGTGGGTTTCCAAATGCGACTGCGGGACGGAATCAAACACAGAAAAAGAAAAAGGCGAGGCGTCAGACGCCTTCAAGCGTGCGTGCTTCAATGTGGGCATCGGGCGGGAACTGTATACAAAGATTTTCATCTTTATCGGGGGCATCACCGAGCCTGTCAAAAAGCCGGATGGCACGCCCGTGACGGATGCGCGCGGCAAGCCGCAGTACCGCTTAAAAGAGCCGTATGTGAAATATTTCGTTTCCGAGATGGAAGTTGACGAGGAAAAGGAGAAGATCACAAAGCTGGTCGTTATAGACAGCGACGGTATAGAAGCATTCCGTTTTCCCAAATCAGAAAAAACGACATCAACCGCTCCGATTGCAACCCCAAAATCAGCGCAAACGCCCCTGCAAAGCACTGCAAAAACGCCGGACAAGCCTCCTGTGGCGACCATTTCAGACGTGCAAGCGGATGTTATTTTGAAAGCCTTTGAAGCGGCGCACGGCAAATGCGAGAGGGGCACGCCCGCGATGGACATGCTGAAAGCGTTTGTCGCAAGCTTTGGTGTGAAGAAACTCGCCGACATCCCCGCCGCGTCGTATGACGATGCGCTTCTGCGCATCAAAAACACATGAAGGGGCGGATTGTCAGCTTCGCCGTCCAGCCGAGAAGCCGCCGCGGGCTTGTGACCTTCGAGCTTGACGGCGACTTCGGCGGGACGTATGACGAGCTGAAAGATTTTGATGTTGACCTTGCTGTGAAGAAGTGGCGGGAGAAGCGAAGCAGAAATGCCAACGATTATTTATGGGTGCTTTGCACAAAGCTTGGTGAAAAGCTGCATTTGCCAGCGGAGGAAATCTACCGCAGCCATATCAAATATGCGAATGTGTGTGATTATGTGGCTGTGCCGGAAAAGGCAGTGGACAAGCTCATAGAGGCATGGCGGAAAAATGGCGTTGGCTGGTTTGCTGAGGTTGTAGATAAATGCAAGCTCAACGGATGCAAAAAGGTGTGTTTGTGGTATGGTTCATCGGTTTATGATACGGCGCAGATGGCGGCACTCATTGACGCAGTGGTTGAGGATTGTCACGCGATTGGCATTGAAACCATATCCCCGGCAGAGCTTGCATCCTTAAAGGAGAATTGGCGATGAAATCTATTTTACAACGCAACATGGATGAGTGCTTCATCTGCCGCACCACGCAGAATTTGCACTTACATCATATCTACGAGGGCAGCCGCCGGAGAGCGTCGGATAAGCATGGCTTTGTCGTGAGATTGTGCGCGGTGCATCACAACATGAGCGACCATTCCGTCCACATGGACGAGCAGATGAACCGTGCCCTTAAACGTCTCTGCCAGCGCGTCTATGAGAAAACCCACACCCGCGAGGAATTTATGGAGATTATACATAAAAGTTATTTATGAAACTCCCCCACCCGCTGCCGCGGGAGCCCCCTCAAAGAGGGAGCCATATAAGCCTTCCTCTCCGAGGAAGGTGTCGCACTATGTGCGACGGAAGGAGTTTATATACCTACAAGGAGGAAATTATGGCATTACCCTGTATTTTCGCAGAAAATACATAGAACCAAAGGTGAAAAATATAACTAAAACCCAAACGGGTATAGTTACCCTGTATTTCCGCAGGAAATACATTGAATCAATGGTTAAAAAACATAGCAAAAGCCTAAAAGGGTATAGATCGCTTGGACAAAAAACTACCAAAGGAGGAAATTATGCCATCACTTAACAAAGTCATCCTAATCGGACACCTAACAGCCGATCCGGAGCTGAAACAAACACCGAGCGGTGTTTCCGTCTGCTCATTTTCCATCGGTGTGCAACGGAAGTATACAAAAGAGGGCGAACAGTCGCAGAGCGATTTTATTAACATCGTCGCATGGAGAACCACAGCGGAGTTCGTCGCCAAATATTTCCGCAAGGGGAATGCGATCTGCGTCTGCGGTGCGTTGCAGACGCGTTCCTGGACGGCACAGGACGGCGGGAAGCGATACGCGACCGAAGTCATAGCCGATGAAGTTGGTTTCGTAGAGCGCCGCAAACAAAGCGAGAGCGCCGACCCCGAATTTTGGGAGCTGCCGAATGATGAAGATTTGCCGTTTTAATTGTCGCGGATTTTTTGGAGGTACATATGAAAAAATTCTTTGAAAACCTTTTCGTCTATGCGATGATTCTGTTTCTGGCGGTGTTTATCATCTCCATGGTGACAGGCATCATCGGACTGATTCTTGGCATCGAACGGCTGATGACAACCAGTTTCTTACTTACCATCTGCTCGTTCTGCCTTTCCTCGTGCGTCGTCTCCCTTGCGGGCGATCCGTGCGAGAAGTGATAGGCTGGTGGTTTATAAATGATAAATCGGAGGTGACGCGTGATGAAAAATAACCAATACCTCTCCCAGCTGCAATCTGCCGCCTTCCGCGGCAGGCAGGAGGGCGTGCTGTTCGGGCTTGACCTGTGCGCCATTGCCCTGAATCATGCGTTTGGCTTTGGTATTGCCCTGTAATGCGCAGCATTACATCGCGATTTTATAAAGCATGGCATTTTGCCTAACTGGGCATAGATCGCTTCATTTTACAAACGAGCGCATCGAGCGGCTGGAAACAGAGGTGCAGGCGCTACTTGATGAGGTGCAGACAAACCGCGATATGGACAGGCTGATGACCGATATTTGCCGTGAGCTTGCCAGAATCAGAGGCGATGACGAGTTCTTTCAAAGACGATACATAAAATTGTAGGAGGATACATATGGCGAAGCCGAAAAGTGAGGGCTTCCCGTATTGTCAGCAGGATACCGATACTTTTTTTGACGCAAAAATACGGACGCTGATTGCGCGCCACGGATGCGACGGTTATGCACTGTGGGACTATATCAAGCAAGCAGCGTACAGAGAGCATGGCTTTTATGTGGAATGGAATGACGACAGACAAGAGCTGGCGGCAGCAGACCTTTATATGAGCTATGAGAAGGTAGGGTTGATTAAAGACTACCTGTTGCGGCGATCACTGTTTGTCGAACTGACAGATACATCCCGTAATGGCGTGAAGGTCTTGACTTCCCATGGAATACAGAAACGATTTCAGAAGATGGCAAAAGACACCAAACGGTGTCCGGTCATTGAAAAATCGTTATGGTTGTTGAGTGATGACGAAACGCTCGACTGCATTTCCTATGCGCAAAAATCGAATAATTCCGGAATTAACGGGGTTAATTCTGGAATGAAAGCTGATGATTCGGGATTTATGCCACAAAGTAAAGAAAAGAAAAATAAAGAAAAGAACAGCATAGCAGACGGCACGCGCGAGGCGTTTGCGTCGGTGTGGGCGGAATATCCGAAGAAGGTGGGACGTGATGAAGCGCTTACTGCTTTTGCCGCGCTTTCCGAGGAGGAGCGAACACGTCTGCTTCCTGCGGTGAAACGGGCAAAGACGGCAGAAGCTTTTACCAAAGACCACGGGCGGTATATTCCGCAGCTTGCAAACTTTATTACCCGTGAGGAGTGGAAGCAGTATTCCAGAGTTGACGATGCTTTCTGGGAAGAATTTTGGGGAAATGCTACATTGAAGTGAAAAAATGGAGGAGGAAAGGCATGACAAATTTTGAGATACCGAAAGAAACGCGGCGAGAAGCCCATGAGCTGGTGAAGCCGACAAAGGCACAACGCTGCGAGCAGATTTTGGAAGTGATGGGCGACGGGGACTTCACCGTGGATGAAGTCATCGACCTGATGATGGAGCGCCGCTATCTGCGCTATCCAGATCGCAACAGTGTTGCCCCGAGGCTCACAGAGATGATGCAGAGCGGCAGAGTGAAGATTGTGGGCAAGCGCAAATCCGGCAAGACGGGCAAAACTGTCTCGGTGTACAGGAGGGTGAGATGAACCGTGAAGTTTATCAGAAGGGGACAAAAGGAAAGAAATATGGCATTTGGAATATGTCTGCAAAGCGATTCCAATTTGGAATCTGCGAAGAAACGCCCATGCTTGCCGTGGCGCGCCTGCATCAGAAAATCGGAGATGATGCAAGAAAATGGCGGTTTGAGCCTCGTGCATTGCCGGATGGGGAGGCAACAAAATGAAATATGTGTATTATGCTGACTGCGTAATCGGTGAGGTAGTTCACTGTGAAATTTTACCCGATTCATGGGATGAAAAGCGCATAGAAGACGAACTCCGTAAATTTAATGCAAGAGATAAGACGACAAAGGCTTATGTGGGTGAAGCCGAGGATGGCAGTTTGACAGCATACTTGCTTGGAGAGGTAATAGGACGTCGGTATTACCAAAGAGACGAGATTGACGTTGCTTTGGACGCGCTGGATGATGCGAGGTCTGCCATTGAAAGTTTATTAGTCGCAAGAATGAAAAGAGATGATGGCGAATGAAATCCGTATTACTTCCCATACAGCCTAAATGCTATGTCGAATCCCTACCCTATACCGGAGGTGAGTGCCTATGAAGCACCTAAACAAATGGCAGTTTTATTTGCTTTCCTTCACATGGGGATTGCCGCTCTCTTTGCTCGGCGTGATCGTATGCGGTGTGCTTGTGCTGTGCGGCTATCCGGTGAAGCGGTACGGGCATTGCTGCTACATAGCCATCGGGAAGGAATGGGGCGGCTTGGAGCTGGGATGGTTCTATCTTATCAGCCAGCCAGAACACGAGTTTACAAAAAAGCATGAGCTTGGACATGCCTATCAGAATGCCTGCCTCTACGGATGGTTCATGCCAATCCTTTCGCTTATTTCCGCTGTTCGCTACTGGCTTTTGCGTTTTGGGGTGAAGCTTGATTATTATGCGTGGTGGTTTGAGGCGAAAGCGAATGAAATCGGGGACAGGATGATGAGATTTTAGAAAGAAGGTGCAAACTTGAAACCGTTTTACGCCGATTATGTAAATCATATTTTGCGTTTTTATACCCGTCATTCCGACCGGAATGGTTTTCCATCGGAAATTGATAGATTAAATCATGACGCTGCTGACAAAGTGCTGTCCTCGCTCGACTACACTGAGAAAAACATTATAATTGATATTTACTCACGCGGTGACGCAGTAAGCAACAATATCCAGTATGTTGCAGCTATGCGCGGCATGGACCCTAAAACCATTTGGGCGCTTATTTGCCGAATAACCAATGAAATTGCAAAAGAAAGAAAACTCATACAGGAGGAACACAATGAAACAAACTGATACACAGGAAGTCGGGATGCAGGTTGCCCGAAAAAGGGGGTCAAAGAGCATCTCGGTTGAAAAAACGTCAACCGCTACAAGGCAGGAAGTCAGCGATATTTTGAAAAATTCGCTGTATTGGAGAAACCTGCCCAAAGTACATACTGATGAAGAATGTGCCGAGAGGTTAAACAAATTCTTCAATCACTGTGCCGAAACAGGAGAAATTCCAACCGTCGAAAAAATGTGCCTTGCCCTTGGTCATACCCGAATGTCTGTGTGGAATTGGGAACAGGGTACTCAGGGCAACGCGCGGAAGGAAATGATCCAGATGGCAAAAGAGATTCTTGCTTCCATTGATGCCGAGCTTGTGTCAAGAGGCAAAATACCGCAGATCACTTATATTTTCCGTGCCAAGAACTTCTTTGGACTTTCTGATAAGACAGAAGTCGTGCTCACGCCGAATAATCCGCTTGAAGCCAATATGTCAAGCGATGAGCTGCGCCAACGCTATGAGCTGAACGCGCCGGACGACACCGACGAATAATAGACAAACCCGCCCTGTGCCATACACAAGACGGGTTTTCTTTTTATGCCAGCATTACGCGCTGCATTTCTCAGCACACCAATATTTCACGATACTTTCAATATCTTCTCTGTCGATATAGGCGCTCTGAAAGCGAATTTCTTCTACCTTGTCTGGGAGCTTCAAAAGCGCGTCTCCCTTCCCTGTCAGCATCTCCGCTCCCTTGTGGTCGAGGATGTTCATACTGTCTCGCATGGAGGCGGTCTGCAAAGCGATTCGGCATGTGATGTTGGACTTGATTAGTCCCGTGATTACATTTGCCGTGGGACGCTGTGTGGCAATGATTAGATGGATGCCGGCGGCGCGCCCCAGCTGTGCCAGACGCACAATAGATTCTTCGGCTTCAAAGCGGCTTGTCAGCATCAGATCTGCAAGCTCATCGATTACAACGACAAGCGACGGCAAGCCTATCTCAGACGCCTTTCTCGCGCCTCTCTGCGCCATGAACGCATATCGCCTATCCATGAACATGCAAAGGTCTTTCAGGCTTCTGACAGCGTCCATATGGTCTTTCACAATAGGCATTGCAAGGTGCGGCAGATTCTCATAAACAGAAAGCTCCACCCGCTTTGGGTCAATCATGACAAATTGGCATTCGTGCGGGAATATATTGAACAGCATACTTGAAATTATGCTGTTAAGAAGGACGCTTTTGCCGCTTCCCGACGCGCCCGCAATCAGCATATGCGGCATATCTGCCAGATCAACCCCGAGCGGCTCATTGTTCAAATCAGTGCCGAGCATCGTGTAAAGCGGTTGCTTTTGCTGCTCCTCCCAAATTTTCCTTGTGCAAAGAACACTTCTGAAATATTCGGTTCTCCGTTCTACGGGAATGACAAACGCAAAATGGGCAATGTCAGAATGAATCCACGTTACAGGTTTATGAGTGACAGCGCTAAGCGCCGCCGCCATCTTACCGAGCTTGCCTACATCGCGCGGATGCCACAAATCGAAATGATAGGTTGCAACCTGTGCCGAAAGCAAAGTTTTAACATGGTCGCAAGGCAGCCCCAGCTCGGACAGCACCACCGCCATATCGTCCCCGCTATAATATTCGCGGCTTGCCTGTTCCGGTGCGCGCTTCAATATCTGTTCTGTCGGTGTTTTCATCACTTGTCCCCCACAATCATTTTTTCACGGTCAAATGCCGCCATTGCCTGCAAGGCGTCTTCCATGGTGTCATATCCCATCGCGGCTATTGCCATGCGGTCAAGGTAGGTTTCCGCAATATAAAACCTGCCGTTTTCTTTTATAATCCGATATGTGCTTTTACCGATTTTCTTATCTCTTGTCATCATGTTTATTTACCTCGTTCTCTTTGACTTTTCTGACATCAAATGAGAGAATCAAAAGCTGCTTTTTTATGCTTCTGATAACACGAACATAAAATTTCATCATGCCACCTCCGAACGATCAACGAGGATGTCCCCGCCGTTATCAATAATGTATTGCTTTATGTCGGTGATTTGCCGACGGTCGCAAGATGAATATTTTGAGCTTTTGCAAATCACTCCGTTTTTATTGCTTACATCATACAGAACAGAATCAGGAATATCAAAAGAGCCGTGCGCAATGACAAAAGGGGTTGAGGGTGTTAACGTCATTTCATATTGTCCGCGCTTCTTTGGAAGCGATACCGCCAAACGCAGACAGCCGGAATATTGCGCGTAATTTGTCAGAGAATACCCGTGCAAGGTTGCGGAACAGGTGGAAACCATGCCGAAGTCATTGATTTTTGAAATGGTTATTTTTTCGCCGATCATGTCCGAAAGGTTTTCGGCTTGTACACCAAGCGACAAGCGGCGCGCATGTTCCTTGTATAACCATTCTTTCAATGGTTCAATTGTGATTTGTCGGATCATATTCACATCAAGAGCCGGAACGCATTTTTTCATTTGTTCGCGGTATTCGTCGGACGTCTGCCAATTTTCCGAGGTGATGGTGTCGCTGTTCTCTATAATATATGTGCTTATATCTTCGACAACTGCGGCGCGCTGTATGTCATGTGCAATGCTTTCGGAAATATCTGTGCTTTGGGGTTCTGTGAAAGCTGCATTTTCTGGCAGAATATAGACATAACGCGCATAGTTATATCCCTCTGGATTTACCAGAAATTTTACTTTTCTGCTTTCGCTCTCTATAATCGCGGTGCAGTGGTTGAACCATTCCACGGTGTTGCGCTCCGCTTGCGTCATGTGCTGAAAATCCAAATTAGAATTGACGCGGGCATCGTCTGTGCCGTGACCGCCCTGACCGGATAAAAAGCTATAATCATACATCGGGAGAGAACCGAAAGCATCAACCAAAGCAGAGGGAAGAATGACCGCACGGGAAACCCGGCAGAGCTGCGGCGCGTCGTTGCTGTATTCGTCTATCATTTCCCGCGCTTCTTTAATTGTGGACGCCTTGCGCACTTCGCGCGCGTACACATCGCGGACGATTTCCGGAGCGTATTCAATCACCGTCGCGGCGGCTTCAATCTCTGCGACTTTCGCGCGGTTTTCGGCTTCAATTCTTCTATATTCCTCTTCTTCCTTCTTGCGGCGCTCGATCTGCTCGACGATTTCCTTTTCTTCGCGCTCGCGCGCTGCTGTTTCTGCTGCTTCTTTCTGCTGTCTGAATGCTTCACAGGTTTTCGCGGTGTTCTCTGTCTCGGTCTGCTGATAATCATAACTGATAGAAACAGACCCATAGAAATTATAGTCAAAATAGTCCGTCATACTGTCGGAATCGTTATAATTATATGACTCTAAATAATTTTTAGCATATTCTCTAATCGCTTCCAGCTCCGCGGAATCCTTTTCAAATTCGCCCGATTTGATTTCAATTCTAATAGAACGATATCCGGTGGAAGACGCGGAAAACTTGCACTCGGGAAAACGCGCGGCAAGATGCTTTTTCACTTCTGCGGCGATTTCCTTATTTTTCATGCCCGCCTTGTATCGGCTTCCGACGGTGTGCGCGTGGCATTTATCCGCACCACTTCCTGCGGTGTATTGTACGCGCTCCCAGAGCGGAGCAGGGTGTTTTTCTATGTTGTTATGTGTGTTTGTGCTTGCTGTCGTTTTCGTCGCTTCTATGCCCTCTGTGGCGCTTCTGGCGGCGTTCTCGGTTTCCTCGCTGGCTTTGGCATACCAGCATTTTTTGACATTGTGCCAGCGATAGCCGACAGCTTTCAAGCTGTCTATAATCCCGCGTGATGGGATGGTATCGAAAAAGATTTCTATTCCGTTTTTCTCTGTATTTCTGTTGATGGTGGCTATCATAAAAAAACTCCTATCATATCATTAAAATTTCTTGACTATGAAAGGAGCATATGGTATAATATTTATGCTGACTTTCATAGTCGGTGCGACTTTCACAGTCGGTTGTGATAAAGGCATTCGGGGTTGGTTTGGTCACTGGACTCCGGATGCTTTTTTGTTCAGTTGTTTTTCCCGGCTATATCTTTTTTTATTAAATCCTTTATATAGCCGCTCTTGTTCGGGGTATTTTCAAGTTTTTCATATATTTCTTTCTCGGTTGTTATAACAACTTTTACGCCGTATGTTTTTGTGTGTTCTTTATCGTATTTTTTGTTAGCGGCGTATCCCGAACGCTTGTTATAATCTCTTTGGATTTCTTTTTTTGTTTTTGCTATTGACTTCATCTCCTTTTCAATGATATAATATAACCAAGAGGGAAACCATAAAAGCGGTTAACCCAATCAGTAATAGCGCGTTAAGTTTTTAGCTTAAACAAAGCCGTCACCTGCCGGGGTGGCGGTTTTGCTTTTTAACTCTAATCGTCAATGTATATCCGAAGATATGTAACGTTATTGTTATAGGCATGGGAATCACCTCGCTTTCGCTTGGTGTGTCAACCGCCGTCCCTCTTGATTACGCATATATTATATCACACGTTTAATGTGTTGTCAACGGCTTTGCTGAAAATTTTTACTTGCTTTTTTTAATTTTTTGAAGTATAATAAAAGGGCAGCCGATACCTCGCGTATTGTATTAAGTTTTAGCGGCAATACTATGTATTGTATACACCGCCCGGTGCATCAATACCTTGTGTATCGTTTTGTGTTTGGCGATCGCTTCGTCTGTGGTAGGGTGGAAGCGCTCGCCTTTTTTAATTCATGTTTTTTCTGATGCTTTCTTTAATAAAGCCTTGCTTATTCGGCACTGTTTCAAGTTTTTCCAATATATCCGCATCGGTCTTGTTGTTTAATGCTAAATTTATTCGGGTTATATTGGCTTTTTCATATTTGGCTTGTGCTGCATATCCTGTGCGCTTTTCATAGTCGCGTTGGATCTCGTTTTTCGTTTTTGCTATTGACTTCATCCCCTTTCTATGATATAATATAATCAAGAAAGCGGCTGCTACTCGCAATAGCGGTCGTTCCCAATTAGTTTTTAAGACTGAGGAAATTGCCGCTTGCTACGTGTGGGCGGTTATTTCTTTTTCGTTACGTTAATAACTCCGAAGATAACAACGGCTATAAGATTAAGTAATAGAATTACTTCGCTTATGTCCATGTCGTCACCTCCTTTCGGAGGAACAACCTGCCGCTCTTCTTGATTACGTTTACATTATATCATAGTTGTTTACATATGTCAACCCCTTTCTTAAAAGTTTTTTATTATATTTTCATAGATACCACATAGCACATTAACATAGAGTCTATCATGGTTATATCGTGGGCGATTACTTCACTCCCATTTGAAGTAATTGCCCTTTTTATATTGTCGCACATATAACGACTACTTCACCGTATCCTTTATACAGATATACATATATCAGTAATTCCGCAACAACAGCAACGCTGATTTTATTATTTGTGCTGTGTGTGAGCTTTGACGGACAACCCTTTGTTATGCTGTGCTATGCTGCGTTGTGCTGCGCTGTGCTCGGTGTCTCGCCTGTTTTTACAGGATAAAAAGATAATAGATTACCATGTTATTATGTTATCATATTACTTTATTAAAACAACGGCTTTTCTGTGCTTGCGTCAGGTGCTCGGACACATCCATTTTAATATAGCAGCGTGCACCTTGCTTTCTTCTCTGTATGCGTATTTGTCTTTGCCCGTTAGCTTTATCCATACCATAGAATAAAGCAGGTTGAGGCAGTGCAGGGCTTTCTGTTTGGTCATTTTGTTTTACCTCTCTTTCGTTGTGCGTTGGCGCCGTTTATCAAGTTTTTTCTTTACTGGTTGCATTGTATCATGTTCTTTCTTGATTGTCAAGGGGCTTTTGAAAAGTTTTTCAAGTTTTTTCTTGTTGTTTTTGAAAGCGCATATATTTATACTTTTTTGCACTGTCGCTGGGGTGCTGTGCTGGCTTTCCTTGTGCCTTGTGCACTCTGTGTGGTCTATCCTCTTATTATATATAGCTGTGCCGCTGTCTGCTTTGTGTGCGCTTGTATTTGCTCTCCCGCCGCCCATTCCCGCACCCTACCCCGGGGGCAGCCGAGCACACCCCATACCCCCTTTCTCAACCTTTCAAGTAACGAAAATAAGAAAAACGGAATTATTTTCAAGAAACCACTTGACAAGAAAAATCTTGTGTGATATAATGACATCATCAATTAAGGAGGCAATAGCATGAACTGCAAAGAAATCGTCAGAGATATAATGGCATCTCAAGATAAAGGAATCGCCGAAATAGCCAGCCAAATGGGAATTACCCCTGCCGCGTTATGGGACAGATTAAAAACTCAAAAAAAAATTAACGGCAATGAGGTAAAAACCCTTAATATAACCGTTGCCAAACTGAACGATATATTGAGAGTTTTAGGTTATGAAATTGTTATTGCGCCAAGAAAAGCAGGACGTAAAATTCAAGGTGCTTACATTGTTGACGATACAGAAGGCATTAAAATGTCCGAGGTAAAATGATGCGTGAAGAAGATTGCGATATTCCATTTTCAAACCTAATAACACCAAACTCCACAATAACCATTCCGTCTATTTTCATGTTTGAGGATGTTGCGAACTTTTATGCTTTTCGTTATTTGGCAGAAAAATCAAATTGTGAAGTATATCTAAAAAACGAAGACATTCTATTGAAACCAAATGATCGGTTGGAAACTGATGTGATATTGTTAGCATATACCGCTATAATAGCTAATCGAAAAATTGGTGATGACTATATTAGATATTTGTCAAATGAATCGCTGAATAACGTAATCAACCAGATAAAAACAGAGAACAGGAAGGAGAGCATTGGATAGAATGATTTATGCATATCTTCGAGTATCGTCCAAGGAACAAAATCTCGCCAGACAGATTCCGGCAATTAAAGCATATCGCCCTGAAATTCTTGACGAGAATATTCGGTACGACAAACAGTCAGGTAAGAATTTTTGCAGAGAGGAATATATCAAACTCAAAGCATTGCTCCAATCCGGTGATGAACTCGTAATCAAAGAGCTGGATCGTTTGGGCAGAAATAAGGACGAAATTAAGGAAGAGCTTCATTCACTGAAAGAACGGAAAATTATCGTTCGGATTCTTGATGTTCCAACTACGCTGATTGATTATCAAGGTCAAGATTGGATATTCGACATGGTGAACAATATATTGATAGAGGTTCTGGGCGCCGTAGCAGAAGAAGAACGAATTAGAATTAGGACGCGTCAAAAAGAAGGTATCGACTGTATGCCGGTTATTGACGGAAAAAGAACGTCGATCAAAACCAATCGTTCTATGGGGAGACCTAACCTCAAAGTCAGCAGTTCCGAATTTCAAAAAATTTTTCAAAAACAAAAAGACGGACTAATTACCGTCTCGGAGGCAATTTCCATCTTGCACATCAGCCGCAGTTCGTGGTATAATCTGTGCAGAACACTTTAACTGCTGTTCTCTTATCAAATACAGTTGGAGGTAAACGATGAAGTGTCCGCAGTGCCAGAGCGATGAAATCAACTACTCCATGAAGTGCGACGACGATGGCATGATGCACTCATACGCGGAATGCCAGCAATGTTCTTTTCAATGGGAGCGGGAAACAGAACCAGCAGATAATGAAACTTGCGATACTTCACATATAATCTCCGGCAACATCAAAACCGACAATCCGACGCTTCGCATCAAAAGAGAAAACAAAACCATGATCTCCATTGTTCTGGCAATCATAGCCGGATGGGCAATATTCTGCACATGGCTGACTATATACGGAAAAACAAATCTGCTAAACAGCATCGCTATATTTTTTATCCTGCTTGTTTTCTTGGATATACCGGGACAGATATTTGTTGCCACCCTTCCGCTCCGTTGGCGAAAGAGAAATTTATCGTCAGATGACTACCAAAAAATTTGTTCAAAGACGAGTCATAATTTTTTCAGACGGTGCATGGCAATACCGATAAGCATTAAAGTGTTTATTGCTTTGGAAATCGTAATTGAAGGAATTATTCTCGGTGTCATATGGTTTTCACAAGAAAGCGTCTCATCATTTGCTTTCATATTCCAGTTTAGAACAGCTTGCATTATTCTTGCATTTGTCTATATGCCAAGCAGAGTATCCACGCTGTTATTAAAGCCAAAGAAAATAAAGCCGCGTAAGCCCAAAAAAGAAAAGCCAATAAAAAACAACATATTGAAACACTGGTGGGAGATAATCGAAAACGCAGGATGCGTCAAGAAGGCTTCTAAGTATCCCAATATTCCCAATGTTACCGACGTTTCTAACACTCCCGACAATCCCAATATTTCCGATGCCTCCGAGACATCAGATGCTCCGACGACAGAGCCTCAATACAGAAAATTTATCCCGAGGACAGGACTGGAATATGAAGCGTATGTTGCAAGACAGCTGCGGTTGGAAGGATATACAAGGGTTGTTGTAACACAGGCAAGCGGAGACCACGGCGCTGATATATTGGCTTTTACGCCACGGGGAGAAAGCGCGGCGATTCAGTGCAAATTCCTGCAAAGTTCCGTAGGACAACATGCAGTTCAGGAAGCTGTATCCGCTCGTATTTACTATAACAGAGAGGTTGCGATTGTAATAACCAATTCGACCTTTACGCGAGGAGCAAAAGATTTTGCAGCAAACACCGATACGGTGTTAATCGAAAATTATATATAACATACTACAAACAAAACGCATGATTGCGACAAGGGACAGACGTCCCTATCCGGTCATGCGTTTTTCTTTTGGGAGGAAACAATGGAAAATACAATAAGAGCAATAGAGAGGGAAATCATGAAAACGCCGGACAAGCTGGCGCTGTACGAGGACTATTTTGAGTGCATTAAAATCCTTGCTCAAAGCGACAAAGAGCTGGCTTATCGGCACAATACCGATTTTCGCAGCCACCTGAAAAAAGCGCTGCGCATCTTTCAGAACAATACCGACCTTGCCAAAATCGATTTTTTGCGGAAGGAATCCTATCACATCGAAGCGATTGACAAATTCGATTCGTACCTCATTTTTGTGGAATGGAACAGGGAACCCTGCAAAAAATTCTATCTGCCGCGACGCAGGGTACTCAAACGACTGGTCGACGATTTGCAGGACCTGTCCGAGCATAAAATCGTATTTTTGGGAATCAGCCTGCCGCCGAGAATCGGGAAAAGTACGCTCTGTATCTTTTTCATGACATGGATGATGGGGAAGAATCCTGACGTTGCGAATGTGATGTCGGGGCATTCCGACAAGCTGACAAGCGGTTTCTATGAGGAAATCTTAAACATCATGACAGACCACGAGACATATTTGTGGCATGAGGTCTTTCCCACCGTGAAAATCGTGGATAAGTCGGCAAAGGATGAATCGGTCGATTTGGGAACGAAGAAACGGTTTCCTACGCTGACCTGCCGCTCTATTGAGGGAACGCTGACGGGCGCTGTCGAGATTGGCGAGGGCGGCGTTCTCTATGCGGACGACCTGATTGCCAATCTGGAAGAAAGCCTGAATCCCGACCGCCTGCAATCCAAATATGACGCCTATCTCAATCAGCTGAAAGACCGCAAAAAGGATAGCGCGCTCGAATTGATGGTCGGAACAAGATGGAATGTTCTCGATCCGCTTGGCAGGATTGAAGAGCAGTATGAAAACGACCCCCGATACCGTTTCACCGTGATTCCGGCGCTTGATGAAAACGATGAAAGCAACTTCGATTATGACTACAACCGCGGATTCAGCACGGCATATTATCACGATATGCGGGCGTCGATTGACGACGCGACATGGTGGGCGAAATACATGGGTTCTCCCTATGTGCGTGAGGGCTTGCTGTTTCCCACAGGCGAGCTCACCTATTACAACGGTACGCTTCCCGGCGTCGCACCGGACCGCATTCTGTCCGTTGTCGATGTGGCGTGGGGCGGCGGAGACTATTTATCCATGCCGATTGCCTACATCTACGGCTCGGATGTGTATATTCACGACGTTGCGTTCAGCGACAAGGACAAGGAAACGACCTATCCGCTTGTCGCCGGAAAAATCAGACAGCATCTTCCGCAGCAAATCCGGTTCGAGGCAAACAACGGCGGCGCGGAATATGCCGACAAAATAGATGAGCTGCTGCGGAAAGACCATATCCACACCAACATTTCGTCAAGGCGTTCTCCGAATACGATGAGCAAGCTCAGCCGCATCATCCAATATGCGCCGGATATCAAGCGATTCTACTTTATCGATGCCGCCCATCAAAGCAAAGAGTACCGCGCTTTTATGAAATTTCTCTGCACCTTTGCCATGACAGGGAAGAACGCACATGATGACGCTCCGGACAGCCTTGCCATGCTTGCCGATTTTGTTTTGCACGCCTATGGAGAAATCACCATCATGAAAAGACCGTTTTAAGCGCAAAATATTGAAAATATATATTGACAAATACTACATGTTGTGTTAGAATGAGGTTGTAAAAATAATATTTTGTATTTTAGGGCATGATTGCTCGTTTCTACCGCAAACGCGGGGAACGGTCAGTCATGCCCTTTTTCATTTTGCGAAAAAGGAGGTGAAAACATGGAAAGCGAAATCAAAACGCCGCTTGGATATTTCGGGCGCGAAGTGCTTTACACAAGCGAGGAAGAAATCACCGCGGATAATCTGCTGGCAGTTCTCGAAAAGGTTCTGCCGGCTTATGAAAAGAACAAAGCCGAATCGGACTATCTGTACTGGTATTATCGCGGGAAGCAGCCGATTCTGAACCGGATTAAAAAAATCCGCCCTGAAATCAATAATAAAATCATCGAGAATCACGCGAATGAAATTGTCTCCTTCAAAAAAGGCTATACCTTCGGCGAACCTGTGCAGTATATCCGGCGTGCCGTCAAGGATCAAGGGACAATCGATCCGGCTGGCGACAACAGCCACGCCATTATGAAGCTCAATGAAATCATGGCGTGTGAGGACAAGGCGTCCGGGGATGAGGAAATCGCGGAATGGTTTTTTATCTGCGGGACCGCCTACCGCATGGCGCTCCCCAAAAAGGAAGATGACGGCACGGCGTCCTGTATTGAAATCGAAACGCTGGATCCGCGCTATACCGCTGTTGTTTATCACACGGGATTCGGAAAAAAGCCGGTCATGAGCATTCAGGAGGTGGTCGAAAGCGGAGAGGAAGGGAAGCGGAAATTCTGCATCTATACCCCGTCGGAATATTTCGAGGTGGAGCATGACACGATTACCAAGCGGGAAAGTCATATTCTCGGTGCGATTCCGATTATCGAATATCCCGCCGGACAGGCGCGCATCGGCGCTTTTGAGCTGGTGCTCGGTCTTCTGGATGCGATTAACCTTGTCAGCTCCAACCGCCTTGACGGCATCGAGCAGTTCATTCAGTCGTTTATGAAATTTGTCAATGTCCGCATTGATAAGGAGCAATACGACAAGTTGAAAGAAGAAGGCGCGCTGCTTTTTACCTCTGAGCCGGGTAATCCGGCAGATGTCGGCATCGTGTCAAGCGAGCTTAACCAGTCGCAGACACAGATTGCAATCGACCACCTCTATCAGATGGTTCTGATTATCTGCGGAATGCCGGACAGACAGGGAAGCAACCGCACGACGGGGGACACCGGACAGGCTGTGATGCTGCGCGACGGCTGGGCTGCGGCGGAATCCAAGGCAAAGGAGACGGAATCCGTATTCAGAAAATCCGAAAAACGGTTTCTGAGATATGTGCTTTCCCTGATTGGGGATGATGTTCCTCTCAAAATATCCGACGTCGACATCAAATTCACGCGGAACAAGACGGACAATCTGCTCACCAAAACGCAGGGACTGCAAAATATGCTGGAAGCAGGCGTTGCGCCGCAAATCGCGTTCAGCCTCAGCAATTTGTTTTCCGATCCCGAGCAGGCTTGCAAGGATTCGGAAACCTACCTCGAAAAGTGGATTCCCGAAGCGGAAAATCAGGCGGAGACACCTATCCCTGCCAACAACAAGCCGAATCCGGAAGAACTGTAAGGGTTCATTGCAGAGAAGCAATTCAAAAACGCAGACGTCAGAGAAGACGATAACCACACAAAATAAACGTCACAGAAGACGATAAAAGACAGGAGGATTTTTTATGAAACTCAACACAGACACAATCGAGGGATACGCATCTATGACGCCCGAACAGAAAATCGCGGCACTGGAAGCCTTGGAGCTTCCCGCGCCCGACCTTTCCGGTTACGTTCAAAAAGCTGTTTTTGACAGAACCGCGTCAGAGCTTGCCGCCGTCAAGAAAAAGTACACGGAGACGCTTTCCACCGAGCAGCAGGCAAAGCTCGCGCGGGATCAGGAGCTGGAAGACATCCGAACGGAGCTGGAAACACTGCGCAAGGAAAAAACGGTCAGCGACCATAAAGCGAAGCTGCTCGCGCTCGGATATGAGGAGGCGCTTGCCCTGGAAACCGCGTCCGCACTTGCAGACGGAGATATGGAAACGGTGTTCGCCAACCAAAAACGGTTTTTAGAAGCGCACGACAAGGCAACCAAGTCGGAGCTGCTCAAAGGAACGCCGAGACCGAAAACACTGGACGGTGCGTCGGCAATGACGCTGGATAAGCTCCGCGCCATGAGCGCAGAAGACCGCTATGCGTATTCCGTAAGCAATCCCGAAAAATACAACGAACTATATGGAGGTACTGAATAATGTCAGGCAAAAACACAGGTTACAGCAATTTTTTCCTCTCCAATGAGGTAGAGGATCAATTTGAATCCCATCTGAACTTGCAGCAATTCTGCAAGGTTGACCGCACCCTGCAAGGTACAGCGGGCAATACCCGCAAAATCAACGTCTATTCCGCGACAAGCGGCACGGAGAAGCTGGGCATCGGCGCAGGCAACACCAAGAGCATTTCCGTTTCTCACACCCAGAAGGAATATAAAATCCTGCTCGCCCAGAACCGCTTTGAATACTACGACGAGGAAGCCATGGAAGACCCGATGATTGTCCCTGTCGGGATGCAGCACGCGGCGACGGATATATTCAACACCGTCAACGCCGATATTTTCGCGGAATTTCAAAAGGCGTCGCTTGTCGTTCCGGCGAGCACGCTGGATTTTGCGTCGTTCGTCGATGCGCAGGCGCTTTTGAAGCTGGAAAATCTGGAAGGCGTTCAGCTTTTCGGCTTTGTCAGCCCTGCGGACATGGCGAAGGTTAGAAAAGCGCTGAAAGATGACCTCAAATATGTGGAGGCATTCGCCAAGAACGGCTATGTCGGCACGGTCGGCGGCGTCAATCTCTACACCAAGAAAAACGCGTTGACGGGTGAAATTGTCATCGCCACAAAGGAAGCGGTCACGCTCTTTGTGAAGAAAAATACCGAGGTCGAGCGCGTTACCAAGGATAACCGTTCCGAGTCGGCTGCCAACACGCGTTTGAACACGATTTTCTCCCGCAAGTATTATCTGTCCGCGCTCACCAACGAGACAAAGGCTGTCAAGATTTTGATGGGTGCTGCCACGGTCACGGCGGACACCACGGTAACTGCGGGAAAGACCTATTACAAGGCGGTCGAAAACGGCTATGTCAGAGTGACGCCGGGGGCGGATGAGAATCCCAAAACGGCGGGCTATTACGAGATCGGCTGATAAACGGGAGGAGGAACAGCATGGCAGACACACAACTGTTAAAACAGCTTCGAGAGCTGACGCAGGAAAGCAGCGAGGAATTGCTTGCCGTGCTGCTTTCCGTCGCAGAGTCCAAGGTATTAAATAGGCTTTATCCATATGACGACACCAAATCGTGCGTCCCCGCCCGATACCACAAAAACGTCCTTGAAATCGCCGTGTATCTGTATAACCGGCGCGGAAGCGAGGGCGAGATCGTGCATGATGAGGGCAGCATCCGGCGCAGCTATGAAAGCGCGGGTGTGCCGGATTCCATGCTGCGCGGCATTGTTCCATATTGCGAGGTGATCTGACGTGAGAAGCCTGGAAATCAACAAGCGCCAAATTTTTTATGCGCAGCGGGTCGGGACGGAATCGGTCGGAGATTACGGAGAGGCAAGGCCCGTTTACAGCGAGCCAGAACCTGCCCGCATGACAGTCGAATACACCGATTCGTCCGTTTTGGTTGCGGAGTACGGCAAAACTTCCGATTGTGATGTGAAGCTCATCACCGCCGAAACGGATTATCCCTTTGACGAAAACACCGTCTTTTGGATTGATGCGCCGACGGATGCGCCGCACGATTATGTGATGGCAAAGCTGCCGCAGAGAAGTCTGAACGGTACGGTCTATTCTCTCCGATCGGCAGGTGTTTTCTATGGCTAAAATCACGGTTGGTCTTGGAAATCTCGGAAAAGCGATTCGTGAGCTGGAAGCGTTCAAAAACGAGGTCATCACCAAAACGAAAGAGCTGGTGGTTGTCCTCTGTCAGAACGGCGTGCAAATCGCTTCTGATAAAATCGTCAGTTACGGCGCCATCGACACCGGCGATTTGGATTCCAGCATTTATTACGCTGTATCCGAGGACGGAACAAAAGGCGTCATCCGCACCGACAGCGACCACGCCATCTACGTCGAGTTCGGAACAGGCACCTGCTCTGACCGAAAAGGCACGGCGGTTCATCCGCTGGCACAAAAGCTGGGGTATCAATACGACGTCAACCATCACGGGGAGAAAGGCTGGTACTATTTCGACCAAAACCGAAACCGCGTCCGGTGGACGAAGGGAATGCGGTCAAGACCGTTCTTTTTTGAGACCTCTGTGGAGATGATTGACCGTCTGGAAGATACGGCAAAGGAGGTATTCGGAAAATGATTGACATCGAACCCATCATTTTTGACGCCGTCAAAAAGGCTGTCTCGCCGGTGCTTTGCTCCCAGACGTATCAGGACACAAGCAAGGTTTTTCCGCTCGTGACCGTCGAGGAAACCGAAAACACCGTATATGAAAGCACGCAGGATTCCGGCAATGCCGAAAATCACGCACGGATGCTGTATGAGGTGAACGTCTACACCAACGGAACAGACGGCAAAAAAGCACAGGCGAAAAACATTATTCACAGCGTGGACGACTGCATGGCAGAGCTGGGGCTTGTCCGATGCTATTGCAGTCCTACGCCAAATCTTGCCGACGCCTCGGTTTATCGCATAACGGCGCGATACCGGTGTGTGGTCGACAAAAACAACATCATTTATTGGAGGTGAACCATCATGGAAAAATCAACAAGCTATACATTTTTATTCTATTCCGAAACAGAAAACGGAGAGTTTAAGAAGCTGCTCGATATTACCAGCTATCCCGATGTTTTTACCGCGCCGGAACGATTGGACATCAGCGACCTTTCCGACAATCGAAATAAGTATTATAAGGGGCGCGAGGATACACCCGAATACGAATTTGAGTGTGTTTATGATAAAACGCAATATGACACAGTGAAGAAAATGGAAGATGACAAAAAGCGATTCTATCAAATCCGGTTCGGCAAGAATGGCGAATACGGCGCATGGCAGTGGTCCGGCACGCACTTTATCACGCCCACAGGCGGCGGCGTCGGCGATGCGCGCAAAGGAAAACTCGTATGCTACAATGAAACCCCTGTAACAGAGGTAACGATTGCGCAAGAAGGAGAAGCATAAAATGGCAAGCAGAATTAAATTTATTTACAAAGGCAAGGCTTATACACTCGAATACAGCAGAAACACCGTGAAGCAAATGGAGGCGCAGGGCTTCCAAATCGATGAAATTTGGTCAAAACCGCTGACAAGCGTTCTGACGCTGTTTTCCGGCGCTTTTCTGATGCACCATCCAAATGTTTTCAGAAACAAGGCGTTGTGCGAGGAAATTTACCGTAGCTTACCTGGCCGAGATAAGCTGCTTGAAACGCTCGTTCAGCTGTATCAGGAGCCGGTGCTGTCTCTGCTCGATGAGCCGGAGGAAAACGAGGGAAACACGAGCTGGGAAGTGGAGTAAAATCCGCTTCCCCTCCGACCTTTTCCGAAATCTTTGGCGAGCATTTTCCGTTCTATCTTTCAATCGGCATGACCTATGACCAGTTCTGGAATCAGGATTGCTCACTTGTCAAAGCCTATCGAAAGGCGGATGAACTGCGAAGGAAGCGAATCAACGAGGAGGCGTGGCTGCAAGGCGCGTATATTTACAACGCGCTGTGCTGCGTTTCTCCCGTGCTCCACGCCTTTGCCAAGAACGGCACAAAGCCGGAGCCGTATATGGAAAAGCCGATTCCCATTACAGAAGAAGATCAGCGTATACGCGAGGAAGAAGAAATGAGGGCGTGCGCCGAGGGCTTCCGCGCACTGGTCGAACTCAAAAACAGCGAATTTCAGAGAAAGGAGGCGGGCGCACATGACCATTGAAAATTTACAGATTGAGGTGCAAGCCTCTGCTGACAAGGCGACTGCCAGACTTGAAAAGCTTGAAGCGGTGTTAAAACGCATTGACGCCATCGGTAAAAACAACGGCTTTGACGAGATAAGTCAGAAACTGAAAAAGCTTGCCTCCCCCGATTTTTCCGATACAGCGAAAGGTATTGACGACACCGCGAAATCTGCAAACCGACTTGGAAAAGCCAATTCGCGTGTCGAAAAATTCTCAAAAGCAATGAAAACCATACGCGGTGAAGCAGAGAAAACAACGGATGAATTTTCACGAATTGCAAGAGTTTCCGAGCTTCCCATCGGCATAGAGTCTGTCAAGGAAAAGCAGACAGCGGATACAGTAAACTTACCCAAAGCGGTATCAAGCGTCGAGCCTCGCTTCAAATTTTTCACGCGTTACTTAAAGGATATTTCCACACACGGAAAAAAAGCCGGCGGCGCGATTGCCTATCTCGGAAAAACGGTCAGCCGTTTTCTAATTTACAAAGCGCTGAATCTCCTGATTCGCGGAATCAATACGGGGCTTCAAAACATGGCGATGTACAGCAAGGAAGCCAATCAGGTTCTGACGCAGTATAAAACGCTGAACTTGCAGCTTTCCAATTCGCTCGGCGCGGCACTGATTCCTATCTTGAATATGCTTTATCCGTTGGTTGAACGCATTGCAAACGGCATCATCGACGTGGTAAACAACCTGAATATTTTGTTTTCTGCGCTCAGCGGTTCAAAGACATTTTATAGGGCGAAAAAATATGTGGATGACTATGCCGAATCGCTTGGCAAGGTGAAGGGGCTGGCGGGCATGGATCAGATTCACACCATTGGCAAGACCTACAACTACGGGGAAATGTTTGAGGAGGTCGAAATCGACAACACCGCGCTTGCCTCTGCCCGTGATTCCATTATTGACCTTGTTGGCGGTTTTCTCCTGCTAAAAATGGTTTTAGACGGCATCGGGTTTGCAAAAAGGCTTGCGACGCTCACCGATCAGGCGGTAAACTTTTCCAGTGTGCTGAAAAACATTTTTAAGTATTTTGCTGGGATATGCCTCATCGTTATCGGTGCAACGGAGCTATTCAAAGGCATCTTTTCCGCGTGGAAGGACGGTGTGGATTGGAAAAACTTCACGCGCATGCTGCTCGGTATTGCGCTCATTGTCGGTGGCATCGCGCTGGCTTTCGGCTTTGCCGCAGCCATTGTCGCCCTTGCCCTTAGCGGCGTTTTGCTCTTTGCGGTCGGACTTAAAGACATCATCACAAATGAGAAAAATCTGAAAAATACACTTATGGTTCTTGCCGGTATTCTCATCGTCGGCGCGGGCATTGCGCTGGCTTTCGGCGGATGGATTCCGCTTGCCATTGCCGCAGCGGTTGCTGCTCTTGCGGGTATTGCCATTTGGGGCGATGAGATTGCCGCATGGCTTGATAACTTAAAGGGGCTTTTTGATAACTGGGTTGTAACCGTCAAAGAAAAAATAACCGGATTTTTTGATAACCTCATTGACAAGGTGAAGAATGTCAGTCCCGAATTGGCTGGAATATTGGAATACATCAAGAATATATTCATCTCCGTGATTGACTGGTTCAAGGCAAAAATCGACTGGCTCATCAACACGTGCCGCAACTTTGTAAAAATAATCAGGGACTTGTTCCGCGGCGACTTCAAAGCGGTATGGGAAGACCTGAAACAGTATTTCAAGGACTGGTGGCAGGGGCTGGTCAATATTTTCATTGCACCTTTGAACTTTTTAATTTCGTGCTTTGAAAGCTTTGTCAACTTCTTCATCAGAGGAATTAACAAAATTATCGGTGGGCTCAATAGTCTATCGTTCGATATGCCTGATTGGCTCGGCGGTGGACATTTCGGTTTAAATCTGAAACTGGTGGACGAGGCGAATTTCGGCAGAATCAATGAACTCGGCACGAGTAGCTCATCGGGGAAAGGCTTGCTATCATCGAGTTACAGCGGGGCTGCCGGAGGATTTTCAAACAGCAAAACGGTTGTTGATAACAACGAGCAAATTGTCGAGGGTATCTCCCGCGGCGTCTCGGATGCAAATGCGGAACAGAACACACTGCTCCGTGAACAGAACAAACTCCTAACGCAGATGCTTCATAGTTCGGGCGGCGGAACGGTTCCGGTGTCCACGATTACAAAAGGACTGGAAAGACAAAACCGCAGGAACGGCAAGGTAATTGTTCCCGTTGGAAACTAAAAAAGGGGGAGGGGATTTTTATGAGCAATGAATACAATCCAATTCGGTCGGTCGACGGTTCCAGCATAAAATGCCCCTGCGACTACAAGTGGAAGCTTGAAGACCTTTCGGCGGCAGACGCGGGACGCACCGAGACTTATGGGATGGATAAAGCCCGCATGGGACAGATTGTCGGGCTGGATTTGAGATGGCAGAACGTGACGACCGAGGACGCGTCTGCCATCCTCAAAGCGTTCAATCCCGAGTATATTACCGTGTGCTATCTCGATCCCAAGGAGGGCTTATTCCGAACGTCGGAGTTTTATGTGGGGGACAGAGCCGCGCCGATGTACAACTGCAAGCTGGGATTATGGTCGGAAATCTCATTTTCCATCATTGAGCGCTATGCGGTGAAAGTGCAGGGGGATGTGCGAGATGGCAAATAAGGTATCGAAAGAAGAAATCGCACTGTTCAAATCCTTCTATCGTCAAACGGCAAAAATTCAGGTTTTGGGCGTCGACGGACTTGACGAGCTTACAGAAGCGGATATTTTGCAGGGCGGCATGACTGTCGACCGTTACTGCTTTTCCTCCAATGCGCTGGAAATCGGCACGGCTATTGCCTCGGAGCTTTCACTGGAACTGCAAAACATCGACGGGCGCTTTGATGCTTACCGTTTCGATGGCGCAAGGCTCATTGTGCGAATCGGAATCAAAAAATGGGATGCGCGGGATTGGGAAAAGGCGCAGGTTCACTATATTCCGCTCGGTATTTTCACGGTGGATGAGAAAACCAAGAACAAATCAAGCATCACGCTCGGTGCGCTTGACAACATGGTTCGGTTCGACCGCGAATACGATACCAATTTGGTCTATCCGGCGACGCTTGGCGAGATTGTTGAAGACGCCTGCTCCAAATGCGGCGTGTTCCTGCACACCACTGAATTTTATAACGCAGATTATATCGTGGAAACCCGCCCTGAGGAGGAAGGGCTGACTTACCGTCAGGTAATCGGCTGGGCGGCGCAGCTTGCCTGTGCGAACGCATTCATCGATTGGGACGGTAAGCTCCGTCTATCGTGGTTTGAAGATACGGAGCATATCATTCCTCCCGATGATCGGTATGATTCGGATGTTGAGGAAAATTCCGTCCTAATCACAGGTGTTAAGGTTGTGACCTTGGATGATAACGAATACACCGCAGGTACATCCGGCGCCGTGATGACGATTCAGGGGAATCGGTTGGCGCAGTCAAACCCTGAATACATTGCCGGTATTCTGTATGCTAAGCTCGGGAATTTCACCTATCTTCCTTATTCCTGCGTGTGCCGCCCGATGCCGTATCTCTATCCAATGGACCTCATCACGCTTGTGGATAAAAACGGAAAAGAGCACAAAACCATTGTATCGTCGGTCACTTATACGCTGAACGGCACAACGGATGTTGCAGGAGAGGGGGACGGAGAAACCAAGGGCGGCTATGCCGCAACCGGCACGATGACCGAGCATGAAAAAGCGATTATCGAAAAGGCAAAGAAAACGCTCGACCGAATCTCGACTGAGCGATACAATGTCGCCCTTTCCCTCAATCAGATGATCGGCAGCGCCTTTGGACTATACCGTACCGAAGTAAAAGAAAACAATGTCTCCACATGGTATTATCACGACAAAGAAACGCTGGGTGACAGCACGATTATCTATGTTTTCAATGCCGGCGGCTTTGCATGGACGGACGACTGGAACGGGGGCAATCCCATTTGGCAATATGGCTTCACAAAAGACGGCAATGCGATTTATAAGGTTCTTTCGGCATACAAGATTCAGGCGGACTATATCGACACCGGCGCGATTACTGCCGATAAAATTGCTAGCGGAACCATCACGGCGGATAAAATCAGAATCGGCGCGATTGGTGGATTTGTCATCGATGAATCGCACATCGGTGTGGGAAAAACCGCATATGACGATACCCAGCATGACGGCGTATACATCAGCCCGCAGGGGATTGGACTTGGCAAAGGCAAATTTTACGTCACAGATTCCGGCTTTTTTCATGCCGAGTCCGGCGAAATCGGCGACTGCTCGATTGTCGACGGCGTATTAAAAATTCCTGCCGCCAACATTACAGGCACATTGACTGCAAGGCAAATCGATGCAAGCACGCTTACCGTTTCCGCAGCCAATATCACAGGCTCGCTGAGCATCGGTCAGCTTCCGCAGGGTATGGCGAAAACAAGCGATATTCCAACAAGGACAAGCGCGCTCCTCAACGACAGCGGCTATCAGACCACATCCGGTGTGGTTTCCATCATCGATGGGCGCATCACGGCGGACTATATTGACGCAATCGGCATTACCGCAAAAAATCTGCTGCAAACCAGCACGGACGCCTTGCGTTCCGTATCCATTCAGGATGGCTGGGCGAATTTTCAGCAGTCATGGGGAACATATTCCACAAAGCAAGTGGTATCCTCCCTGTATAACCAGTTCACATCGACCAGAAACGATTCCGGCAAGAAATTTTTTGTTGGATTGGGCACAGCGCCGAACGCCGCCTATGTCGGATGGGAAAATGGTGCGAGCATTCAATTCTCGAAAGACAATGGTAGCCTCTTTGGAACATGGCTTGAATCTTCATCCGGTGCTACCATTTCCGACCGGAATAAAAAGCACGATATTGAGGCGCTGCCTGAGCGGTACAATACTTTATTTGACAATCTCTCGCCGAGTATTTTCAAATATGACGATGGAACGTCTGGCAGGACCCATGTTGGATTTATTGCGCAGGATGTGGAAAATGCAATTCTGGATTCGTCCTTGACCACACAGGATTTTGCGGGCTTTATCAGAGCAGAGCATCTGAATAGTCAGAATCAGACGGAGACAAGCTGTTTTCTCCGATATGAAGAATTTATCGCCCTTAACACATGGCAGATTCAGAATCTTAAAAAACGAGTGGCAGAGCTCGAAGCAAAAATGCAGTACATAACAAAGGAGAGTCTTCACGATGGAAACACCGAATCAGACACAACCGATCCGTCCGCTGAGCCTTAACTATGCGGATGCCAAAAACGATTTCTTTCTTGCCATCAACCGTATCCTACTTCAATATAGCATCCCGATGTTTGTTATGGAAAGTCTTCTTTCGGATGCGCTGTATCAAGCAAAAGAAAAAGCGAAAATTGAGATGCAAAATGAAGAAGCAGCCTATCAGCGGCAGATGGCAGAATATGCGAAAAATAAAAAATAAGGAGGGCGGAAATGGCTCAAATTACAAAATCATTATCGCTGGACGTTTCAAAAGCAAATGTGATTCAGGCGATTTCGGCAAAACAATATGATAAAGATTCCCGATATTTGAAAGTGAAACTCGCCGATGAGGGCATCCCCGTTTCAGTTAGTTCCGGCAGCACAGTCAAAATCAACGCTACAAGAGCGGATGGGGAGTCCAAATCGTTCCAAGGGACAGTAAACGACGACGGCGCGATTACCGTACCGATTACCTATTGGATGCTGGAACTCGATGATATGGTAAAGTGCGATATATCGGTTATGGAAGCGTCCGGGCAAAAACTGAGCACCATGAATTTTTATATCCAAGTTGAACGCTCCAACGACGCAAGAGACGACGTCGTTGACCCCGGCGATGACAAATACATCATATTGGCGCAGCTGGTAAGCGATGTGTCAGACACGAAAGAAGCCTGTGAAGCAGCTGCCAAAGATGCCGAGGATTTGGTTATCAATATTCAGCAAAAACTCGATAGCGGAGAGTTTCAAGGCACATCCGCCACCATCACGGGTGTGACAGCAAGCGTGGATAACGGCACCGGAACGCCATCTGTGACGGTTACGGCAGGCGGTACGCCGTCCGCACGAACCTTTGCCTTTGCATTTTCCAATCTCAAAGGTGGTGATGGCGCGCAAGGCATCCCCGGCGTAAGCGGCGTATATGTGGGAGCAGGGACACCGCCGGAGGGCAGCAATGTGCAAATCAATCCCACAGGGGGCGGCGGTGTGACAATTCCCGAGGTGTTCCAGACCACGGGAACAAGCGAGGTCGACACCATGTCGCAGAAAGCGATAACGCAGCTGCTCCTCGCGGCAAACCAGGGCGCGCCGACATTTGTACAGTCGGTGGAGAGTATGACCGACCAGAGCAAAATATACGTCATGCCGGATGGTAACCTCTGGGCGTGGATGACGAAAACCACAACGGCAACACCGACAAACCGCCTCAAAACCGCTGTGGCAAGCGACGGCACGCCATATAACGGCGGCACAGGGTGGAAATCGGGCTTTCGCCTCAATTCCGGCGGTGCGGAAACAGCGCTTGCCTCCATGTCTGTCACGGGCTTTATTCCCGCGGCATTCGGAGATACCCTGCGCTTCTCGGGAATCAGCGGGACGGGCGGCGCATCCAATGCAAAGATATGCTTTTATGATGCTTCCTTCAACCATCTGAATTTTGTCCAGGGCGATACGGCGATTAACGCGTTTGCAAGCGGCAGCTTCTCTGTCACCGATAATCTTTCGGGTGTCGGCTTGGGTGCAAGCATTGAAAATATGGCGTATTTCCGCCTGTCGGCAGTATCAATCAGCGGTAATTCCGTCATAACGGTTAATGAGCCGCCGGAAGCCGTTTCAACGACCGTGACAGGATGGCACGATACCGGACTTGCCTTTGTCCCTGCCGATTATGAGGGCAGAATCCTTGACCTCGAAGCACGCACAGACGCGCTGTCCTTAGGTGAGAACGGCGCGCCGTCATATATCGCCGCCGAGGCAAAACGGGTGGCGGATGCCGTGCAGTCCAAGCGGACTGCCGGAAGTATCACGTTTGCCGCAATGTCCGATGCCCATGTCTTTTCCGGCACGACGCAGAACTTTCTCAAACCGAATGAAAGCTCCGTGCGGGATGCAGGGCTTGCGCTGTCGGCGCTGCGGAAGCATATCACGCTCGATTTTGTCAGTATGCTCGGTGATTACACCTATGGCGCTGCCGACTGCACCGTGGAACAGGTGAAAAAGGATATTGGATATTTTAAGCGCTGCATGAGTGCCGGCTCTGCCGGAATCCCGAATCTGTGGCTTACGGGCAACCATGATATTAACTATGGGGCGAGCAGCGACCGCAGAATGACGGAGGACGAGCTGTATGCGTATATCGCAGGCAACAACGTCGGTACGACCTGTGACAGCGACCAGATCGGCAGAAACTACGGGTATATCGACTTTGATAATCAAAAGATTCGCTGTATCTATCTCAACAGCGTGGATTCGCTGGATTATCCCGACCAGACAGGCGTCGCGGACGATGCGCTTGAAATCACCGCGATTCAGACGCAATGGCTTGTAGACAAGGGACTGAATCTATCGGACAAGCCGTCGCCGTCCGACTGGCAGCTCGTGATTTTTTCCCATCAGCCGCTGAACCTGTACAGCCATGTTTTGACCGTGCTGGAAGCATACAAAAACGGCACGAACGGGAGCGTGAATGTCACCACAAACGGCGTGACAACGGCGGTCGGCTATCAGTTCTACACGGCGTCCCGCGGTGAGGTTATCGCCAATATTCACGGTCACAACCATAACTTCACGGCAAAGAAAATCGGCACTTCCGCAGAATGGCTGTGGCGCATCTGCATCCCCAATCTTGACACCACAAGGGAGAACGAGGCGGCGACGGCATCCGACACCGACTGGGCGCAGAAGTTCGGCGAGTTTGACACAGGCGGAAATCCCGTATACTACAAAAAAACGCAAGGCACAGCCACAAGCACCAGCTTCTGTGTGGTCGTCATCGACCGGAAGAACCGAAAAATCCATGCGGTCCACTACGGCGCCGGCGTCGACCGTGAGCTTTCATACTAAGGAGGAGAAAATGGCAAAAATACTGAATACATCAATCCTGACCGTCTACGATGCAGACGGAACCCCGATACCCATCCCCTCGGTCAAAGGGCGGGACGGCACAGACGGCAAGTCGGCATATGAGCTGTACGCAGAAGGCGGCGGCACGCTGACAGAGACACAGTGGCTGGCAAGTCTGGCACAGGGCGCGCCGAGCTTTGCGAACAATATATCCGAATGCACCGACACGTCCAAGCTGTATGTGCTGCCGGATGGATATATCTACAATTATGGCTTGCGGCACGATGAAATCTTCACCAATGTTCTGGCACAGGTCGGTTATACGGAGAATATGCGTATCAGTTCATCCGGAGTGATGGTGTCGTGGGAAGGGGGTGCCGATATTACCGGATATATTCCCTGTAAGGCAGGGGATGTCATCCGCATGAAAAATATAACGATGCCGGGTTACTGGCAGTCCGGTTATTGGGGGAATCAGGCAGCAGGCTATGACGCGAACAAAAAATATATCCGCAGTGTCAGTCTGTTCCCGGACGGTCAAAACTCACATTTGCCGCTTGAACTGGTGATAGAAAATGAGAACGTCGTCCAGTTTACGGTTGCGGCTTCCAAGTTCGGCGAAAACGTGGCGTATATTGTCATCAATGCCGGGGACATCAATGCCACATCCGAGGTATATGTGGGCAGCACGGTTATCAATGAATATGCTTGGGCAAGCACGGGACTGACCTATACGCCATCCGACAATGAGACGCGCATCGTCGCATTGGAAAATGAGGTGCAGGACCACGAAACCCGTATCTCCGCATTGGAGGCGGGGGACGGAATCAGCCTCCCTTCCTACTGGCGGAGCTATATGCCGGACAGAGCCGACACCATCTGCCAAGCCATGGAGACGGCGGGTGCGAATAAATCCGCATTCCTGTGGTATACAGACGCACACTGGGCAAACGGGAGTGCAAAAAGGTCGCCGGCGGTTCTGCGGTATCTTCTCGAAAACACACCGATGAACAAAATCAATTTCGGCGGGGACATTGTCGGCGATCCAACCGCTTTCACGCATGAACAAATCCGGTATGTGTACGAATGGCGCAGGATGATAGCCGGACTGGCAAACCATCACAGTGTAATCGGCAATCATGATAACAACCACGGTTCGGGAAATGTTGACAACATCGTATATGCATTTCTGCTTGCACCGGAGGAATCGTCCGACATGGTGAAGGGCGGAGATTTCTACTACTATATCGACAACCCGTGTGAAAAGACAAGATATTTCTATCTTGACAGCGGCAAGTATTCGCTTAGTGATGCGGAAACAAAGTTCATCATTGACGCGCTCACCTCGCTGCCTGCCGGATGGCACGCCGTTATCATCAGCCATGTCTGGTTTCAGTATACGGCGGCGTCGGCACCAACCGTGGGAAGTATGAACCCATACATGCAGAAGGCCCTGAATCTGTTTGACGCCTACAACGCAAGACAGAGCGGCACAGTCACGATGAAAGACACGGCACAGTCCTATGATTTTTCGGGCTGCGGCGGCAAGGTGGAGTTCTGCATCGGCGGTCATATCCACACGGATTATGACCTGACCTCGACCGGAGGCATTCCCGTGATTCTGACCTCTCCTGACAGCAACCAGCCGCGCGGCGGAGAAAGCTATCAGATGGGGACCGTCACAGAGGCGTGCGTTTACGGCATCGTCACCGACTATGGCGCGGGAAAAGTACAGGTAATCCATGTGGGACGCGGCACAGACCGCGAGATCACCTATTAAAATTACATAGCAGAAAGGAATCAAAAACATGAAGGAATTTATAGCGAACAACTGGATGAACATTGTATCCGCCACCGCATTCGTGGGCGTAATTATCCTGCTTTGGGTGGGCTTCAAAGGCAGATACCGTGCCAAGGCAAAGCAAATGCTTCTGTCGCTTGTCACGGCGGCGGAAAAGGAGTTCGGCGGCGGCACGGGGGAATTAAAGTTCGCCTACGTCTCCCAGCGGCTCTTTGAGATTATGCCGGGCATCTTTCAGGTGTTTTTCACCGTGGAGGACATCTCCGGCTGGATTGAGGAAGCCGTGGCGAAGATGAAAGAGTATCTGGCGCTGAACAGAGATGCGGCGGCGGTGGTGACGGGAGGGGAGAAAACATCATGATACAGACGATTCTGCCGGCTATCATCTCGGCGGCGGCTGCGATTCTGGTGTGCCTGCTCAATAATCGGTTTCAGAACCGCAAGGATCAGGCACGTCAGGAAAAGACAATCTCTCTCATCGAATACAAAATCGACGAGCTATCCCATCGCGTCGAGAAGCACAACAGCGTCATCGAGCGCACCTGCATATTGGAGGGTCAGATGCGCGAGGTCGAGCATGATATTCGGGATTTGAAGGGGAGATAGAGGGATAGGAAAGGGAGAGCAGACGCTCTCCCTTTCCTGCCTTTTAATTATTTTTGCATTCGACATATTTCGCTATTTTTCTGCAAATTGGATATGATATTCTATATTTGACATTCAATATAGGTAGAGGGGTGATTCCGTTGGGCTGTTAAAATTTCGCATGAACACACAATAACAATTTATTATTAAAAATTTTGGAGGTATAAAAATGAGAAAAACAGTTAAAAAAACATTAGCAGTTTTCTTTGCGATTTCTTTTGTTATTCAGCTTGTATCCTTCAATTTTAGCAGCAGTGTGGCGCCCATCAAAACAAATACAGAAGCACCTGCCGTTAAGATAACCCCAGAACTCCAAGATGCCATGTCTTCTGCATCCTCCGATGAAAAACTTCCAATCCTACTTGATATAACACAAATAAATGAAAAAACCGTAAAAAAAGAAATGATGAAATCAGGATGGGATTACGATACTTATTACAACAAAACCGAGTTTGAGAAGAAAATAAAACCGCAAATACAATCCCGCGCAGACGAAAAATTGAAACTATCCGAAAAAAATATTAGCCCTACGTCTTTGGAAGCTCAAAATGATTATCAAGAGACACTCCTGGATTTGGAATATCAAGTGCGAAAAGATTTCAAAATTGCACGGCAAAATACCATTCAATCTTTACAAAGCGAGATCAACGAAAAATTTATTAAGCAGAATGATATAGCGCCCGAAGATATTATTTATGTGAGCAAATATGTGTCTTATATTTTGCTAAATGCTGATGTTACTACAATAAAAAATCTTGAGCAAAATTCTGCGGTGAAAAAAATCAGTTATTTAGACCCCAATATACAAATAACGCCTGCAATGGCAGACAGTTCAACATCCAATCAGGCAAAAATGAATATGCTCAATTCTTCATACGATTGTAGCGGAATTACAATCGGTGTTTTAGAAGTTGCGGATAGGGCGAACTTGTCCGATGGCAAATTTCGCTCCGGTCTTGACAGGTCGTCACCGCATCTTGCGGTTCAACCATATATTGGTGAATTGCAAAATAGTTTGATTTATAGTTCCGATCGAATAGGACCAAGTGCGCATGGAACAGCGGTAACTTCTGTTATTGCGGGTGCGCCTGTAACAATCAATGGAAATACCTATCGTGGTGTGACGCAAAATGCCACCGTATATGTTGCTTTCTTTGACGGTTTTTCTGCTATTACAGATTACAATTTTATCGCACAATTGGAGCAGCTTATCTCGGCAAATGCAGATGTAATCAACATGAGTTTTGTATACTTAGAATTTACCAAATATGCCAATGGTTTTGACGAACTTCTCGACAAATACAGTGTACTCGGAACATTATTTGTTGTTGCAGCAGGAAATTATAATGCTATACAACAACATAAGATTGCTTTTCCCGCACATTCCTATAATGCGATTGTTGTAGCAAATGCCTCTTTGATTGGAAATAGTTATTCTTATCCTATTAGTAGCACAAGCTGTTATAATCAGGATGAGACGCCGCATCAAACAAATAAGCCGGATATTGCTGCTGCAGGAACCAACATTCAGATTGCAATATCCAATACCGGAACTGGTTCACATAGCGGAACCAGCTTTGCAGCACCTTTTGTCACTGGCGCTGCGGCACGGATTATTAAAATTATGCCGTTTGGCTTGCAGGATCCTACGCTGGTAAAAACAGTTCTTTTAGCCGCAGCAAATCAGACAAAAATCAGTGGTGATATTCCTTGCACTTCAGATAAAACAAGCACAGGCACGCCGCTTTTATTAAAAAAGAAAAGCGGTGCCGGATTATTGGATTTAGATAAAGCTATTGAGATTGTGAACAACCACCAATATTCTTGCCAAAAGGTTGAAATTACCCAGCCGACAGGCTATACGAATATGGCAACCTTTACCCCTGAAAATGGTCGATATGCCAAAGTGGCATTGTGCTTTAATATTATAGGTACTGCATATCGTTATAGCACAAAAGAACGCCCGGAGATTGACGCTTATTACAATCTAAACATTGATTTGCGGGTTATCAACAATCGCACGGGGCAAGTTGTTGCATCGTCAGAATCATTATATAACAACGTGGAACTGGTGGGATTTTATGCCACTGGCGACAGCTATACGATCCAATATAAAATTACAGAATACGATTTAGAAGATAATCAAGACTTCATATTTGAATACCGTCATACGATTGCCTGCGCTTGGCAATGGCGATAATCTTCTTAATTGAAAGGAGTTCATATGAAAAGACTTTGTTTGCTCCTTACTGTCACCCTCTTGCTGTCCATCCTCACTGCCTGTGCGGGTCAGCCGGTGGAAACGACTGTTCCACCTGAGCAGACGACAGCTTCCACCACGGAAACAACCTGCGACACCACGACAGAAACGCCTGTTATCCCACCTATCGTTGATTCGTGGAAAACAGCTGTATACAGCAAAGAACCATGGTGGGAAAGTTACAGCACGTGTGTTGACAGTCTAAAAAATGCAAGTGATGGTTCACTCGTCGTTGCGAATAATATCTTAACGCAAGAAAATGATTCGATGCTTGTGGTAGAAGCATATGTTTTTAGTGAAAACTTAAAAACTTATGAAGATGAAGTGGAATTTCTCACATTGTTCGGCTTTGAAGTATTTGCCAACAAAAGCTATGATTATGGGCTTCACATTCCGCTGTTGCTTGCTTCCAAAGAACAGCTTTTATCCATTTCTTTTTCCAAGGACTACAAGGTGGGGTTCAACCTCGCTTTTGCATCAAAAGCTTTTTATGAGGAGTTACCCGTATCTTTGTATCAAGTTCTTGCTCAAAAGTATGAGAAAGATAACAAGTATACCATTTATCTTTATCTTAAAAATCCAAGCGGACATTTCTATGTATCGCCGGAAGAAGCCAGAGCGCTGTGGCCTCTTGTATATGAAAAGCACCCCATCCCACCGCGCCCGTCTTGGCAATATGACGATGCAAAAGCTGATCGTGAAATTCCCATGACCATAAAACAACTTTATGAACTTTTTGCCTCTGATGGATTTTTTGACGATTTCAAGGTTACGATCGGACCCGGATGACACTAACGTTTTTATTGCTTAGCATAAACAGACCGACACCCGCCTTATGGCAGGTGTCGGTCTATACTTTTATGGAAATTAAATGAACTGTCAACATTATATCCTATATTTTCCATAAAGTCAACAGGCTTTTGGAAAATATTTGAATTTTCATGAAATTTCACGAGGTTTCTATCAATGTCAGCCCCATTCATCGGAGTGCCAATGATGGAAACTTCGTGAAATATCATGAAAATTAAAATTTTATTAAATTTTGCGACGCAATATGCTCACTAATAACTAGCACCCGTCTATATGACGAGTGCTGTTGTGTATTTATTAAGAATAAACTGCTTGAATTTACAAAAAACATTACTTTATCTCTTCATAATTTTGATTGATGAACTTCAATAAATTTGTTATTTTAGGGTGTTTTAGATTAGCGCTTGTAGTATAAATATAAAACAGTTTTTCTTTTCTTTCGTCTTCCTCGGTAATTTTGGCAACTGTTAAAGACTTCAATTCTTTTAACGGCTTAACATTATTTGATGATAGTTCAATAAAAATTTTAGAAGAATCTAACTTTCGAAAATTGCTTGTGAACTTATCTGCGCAGATAACTAAAAATTTAAAATCCATTTCTGGTGAAAAATATGTGGAAAAATCTTTAAAACACTTACAAATGTGCAGCATTTTATGGTAATTTTCGCTGGAGATTTTTGCATATTCTGAGTCTTCGTCATTTTTTGCTTGGTCAATTTGATTTTCAAGATATTTCATTAAATCATCATCGATAAATAAAAATAATCCTTTTGCATCCACTGTTTCCTCTAAAGCTGTGATATCTTCAATAAAATGTCTGCGAACCAATGGACTTAGACAATCAAGTTTGCATAGATAATCTGCTTCTGTTTTCCATAAAGGCTTTAATCGCAGATTTCTAAAAAATAAATGCTTGCACGCTTCAGAATTATCAATATTTTTTGCATATGTAATAATATCATCATCACATAGCAATTTTAGAGAGGCATCATTTATACCTTCTGGGGATAAGGATTCTTGACAGAATATTGTGTTTAAATTCTTGCATTGAAATGTCTTATATGAATCGAATTGGCGTATGCAATACTCAACGATTCTTGAATCGTATAATATGGTTGGATTGTTCTGAATCCAACGTCTTTCTAAATCGTTTGCATAAATTACATTTTCAATTACACTTAATGCACTTCGTTTATATCCTGTTTTGTAGCTTGTCCCTTCTTGTATAACTGTATATCCACTCAACAGTCTATCAATATCAAGGGAAACATTATTATATCCCGTTACATATGCATCACGTACTAAATAATCAAGTTTATCCACATCTATTAATTCACCATTCAACATTTCAATCAAAGCATTTTTCACGACAATATTCATATCGTTTATATTATTTTTGTACTTCAATCCTATTATTGCGCGAACAAATAAGTCTGTATCAAAGGATGGAATATTTTTACACAAACGACTGCCTATTAAAGCGCTCATAGCCTCATGCTCTTTGCCATAACCACCCATTTTAATATCTTTTGAAAAATTGGAATCATTAACTTGATTTGATAAAGTTGAGATAAAATCAATTCCCATGCTATAGAATTTTTCACCAGTATGAGAGAATGGTGAATGTCCTACGTCGTGTAATAGACAAGCCAATAAGAATGTTTCTTTGATTGGCGTCAAAATTTTTTCCATCTCTTTCGGTACATTTTTTTGAAAACACTCATACGCCTTATTGCCTAAATGGAAAACCCCCAGTGAATGCACAAAACGATTATGCAATGCACTGGGGTATAAAGACTGATACCCCGTTTGACGAATATTTCTTAATCTCTGAAATTCAGGAGTATCAATTATAGCACTATACCGGGGCGCCAATTCAATATATCCGTAAAGCGGGTCTTTAATCCTCATAAATTAAACCTCAACAGTCAAATTTTTTTTGCTGCTTCAACAAGTATTTTCACAACTTCATAAGGCAAATAACCAATAAATCTCTCTTTCAAATTTTCTACAGCAGAGCTCTTATTAATTTCTATTATGGGTTCTTCTCCTTCAATAATAGAAAAGTAATCCGAAAAATTAAAAATAGCTGAACTTACAGCGTCCTTTGATAAAAGTAAAGCGACATCCACTTTTTCGTCAATACATGTTTTTTTTACCTGAATCCCATAATCATTTAACTGAGAAAAAGTTATTTGTTTGATCCCTTTTTTACTTAATGCAATTAATGCGTTTGCAATTAAATATTCAGCTCCAATAAAAGTACACATAATTCTTCTCTTTTCAATCATTAAAAATTCTAAACAATTTTATGCTATAACCAATGAATATAAAACTACATATTTATTATAGAGCAATTTTATTGACAATTTGTTAACAAATTGTGAACAAAGGCATAAAATGTTCATAGAATTTTAGTGCTCGTAAATGTGCGAGTTGCACAAATCATATAACGGCATTTATATGTGTTGCTTATCGCATGCAAAAGTGTAATATGACTTAAAGGCGAGAAATGTCTTGTGTTTGATTTTGAATAGCGCTTCTATTTCTTTGCCGCTCAAACTATTCAAAGCAGGGTTCTTATCAAAAGCTTCTCTCATTTCTAAAAATTTGGAGTAAACGCCTCGCTCCCTTATGTTTGTATAATTGACTTTAACATACCATGTAGTTCTGTTTACTTTATATACAATAATACAATCGTCTTCTAAATTGAGTTGAGATATATAACGACTATAATAGAGCATATATTTTCCACCATAATTAGCTATCATTTCGTTGGTAATTAGATGTTTGTTTTCTTCTGATAAAAAAACAAACATATCGAGCATTTTCTCTCTTATTTTAATTGCATCATCTAAACAAGCCATTTTTACCTCCATGTAATAATAGATTGTGTGTGTTCTTGGTGTGAATCTTTTTATACCCGCAATGTAATATCCAGCGTAAACTCCGTTGCGCCGTGGGCAGGTTGCACCGCTGCGGAATGATACACGATTTTTTCCACCGCGGCTTTTAAGAAGTTGTTTTTGGTTTGCGCGTCGAGTGCGTCATCTTTCAGTGCGTCAATGGCGCTTTTCAGTCTGACGATGGCATCGGCATAATTTTTCGGCTCCGGCAAGTTCTTTTTCGCTGCCTCGATCTGCTCCTCGCACAGCTCGATTTTCTCACGCAGAGCAGCGTTGCGTCGGTCGAACAGCTCCTGTGTGTATTTCTTGGTTTCCAGCAGCTCGTACTGCGTTTCCTCCTGCGCCTTGTATTCGGCAAGCTGCTTTTCCAGACGGGACACGAGCTGCTTCTGAATTGTCAGAGAATCCTCCGGCGCATTTTGCAGCTTTGCTTCCAGCTCCGGCAGCTCTGCCAGTTCCAGCGCGGCGATGACGGCGTTTACGACGTCCTCCATGCGCGCGGATTTCCCGTGTGACACAGAGGAAATCTGATTGCAGAGTATGCGGTTTGCCTTTGATTTGTACATCGTGAGCGCCATTGCGTGACCGCACACGCCGCACACAAGCACGCCGGCAAGTGGATTTTTCAGGGTGCGTCCTTCTTTTACTCTGGGATTCCTGCGGTTTTTAGTCAAATCCTGTGCTTTGTTCCATGTTTCCATATCAATAATAGCCGGGTGTTTTCCTTCCACAACAATCACATCCTCTTTGTCGTTCGGCGTTCGCTTCTGCATACGGTGCCCGTCCTCCATGACGACCACATTGCTTTTCTTGTTATAAACCACTTTTCCGATATAATGCTGATTGCTGAGCAGATACTGAATGCCGGATCTGCCCCACGGCTCGCCTTTATAATTCAGAAAGCCGCGTGTATTGAGCTCGCGTGCAATCCGGCTTGACGCCATGCCGCGGTTCACATACAAATCAAATGCCAGCTTGACAACCTCTGCATTCTGATTCGGTGTGAGGGTATAATCCTTGCCGATTTTCACGCGGTCATAGCCATATGGCGGCACGGACGACACATAGCACCCGCGCTTGGCGGACGCCACACGTCCGCGCCAGAGAATTTCCTTGGTGTATTCAAGATAATCCCTGCCGCGCAGCAGCTCATCCTGAAAGAAGCGACGTTCCATTTTGTTGTTCATGTCATAGGTCATCATCGGCGTGAGCACCAGCGTGTTTGTCCACTTCAAGGCGTTGATCAGCCGTCCGCAGTCTTCTAAGTCGCCGCGGGAAAGACGTTGCGGATCCACGACGAGAATCCCCTTTACCTCGGCATTTTCCATGCGGAGAAGCACCTTTTTAATCTCGATTCGGTCCTCAATTGATTCGCCGGAAACAACTTCCCGATAGATGCAGTCCGCGGGAATCGCGCGTCCCAGTTCTCGGTTTGCGTATTCTTGCAGCATGAGTTCATGCTTTGCCAGTACTTCCTCCACGCTCTCATCTGGGTTGTCCTGACGCGATTTGCGGAGATAAATGAGATAAGTATTTGCCATATTGCGGATGCTCCTTTCAGGGAAAATGTTGACCGGAAATGATACAACGGGTTAAAAAAGGTTAAAATCGTGCGTGAAAGAGTTAAAAAAGGTTAAAAAAGCGTTGACAAACACAGGCGCTTGTCATATAATAAAGATAGAAGGAGCTACCGATGACGGTTGCTTCCGTAAATGGTTAAAAAAAGACTAACACACTTTGGAAGGGCGGGTTAGTCTTTTTTATTTCTAAGGATACTATAACCAAACGATAAAATCGTTACCATAACCATTGCAAACTGGAATAGCTCACTCCAAGTTATGTACATAGCATCACCCCCTTTCATCAAGGGAGCGCTCATATGAAATGCAAAGACCGTCTCCCTCGGCGTGAGGAAGCGACCGCCACCGTTTTGGTAGCTCCAAGCTGATTATATCATGGGTGGTAAGATATGTCAAGAAATCCGAACGAAATATTATCATCAAACAAAGAAGACACACAAAATCGCTATTGATTCTGTGTGTCTTCTTCTGTTGTTATTCTTATTTTGCCACTGTTTCGCGGCATATTTGATTATACTTTATAATATGGATGCCTGAGGCTTATATGAATTTTTTCATTACGCGCATATAATCACGTCCCGAATGAAAAATTGCCATAATGGTGGCGGTGTTTTCCGTGGCGTCGTAAAGATAAAAAATCAGATAGTTTCCATGCACAAGAAACCGATAGCCGGCGCTTTTCAAAACGCGGTCCTTCGGCAGTGCGCCGCTTTCGGGAAACTGTTCTAAAATCTTGCACTTGTCACGCAACTCACCGACAAAGTGCGCAGCGGTGGTTTTGTCGGCATTCTCGGCAATGTAAAAGGCAATTTCGCGCAAATCTGATTTTGCCGTGTCGGTCAGTTTGATGCGGCAATTCATGGTTCGAGCTTCTCCAATTCGTCGAGAATGTCAGCAAAGGCGGCGTCCGCATCCTGCGTTCTGCCGAGCTTCACATCATCCGCAGCCTCGGCAAGATGCGCATATACGGCAAGTTTTGCTTCCAGCTCTGTGATGTAGTGCTGTTGCGCCGTGAAATCCTCGTGACTGACAAGCACGGTGTCCTCTTTGCCGTTCACCGTAATGGCAACAGGATTCTCCCTTGTCAGCGCGGAAATTTTGGCATAATTTGTGCGAATATCTTTTGACGGTCTAATCGAAATCGAACGATCCATAGCAATACCTCCTTTATGCGGTAGTCATATATTCAAAATTCAAAAAAATCTATGTCCGCTTTTATTTAGCGATAGATTTCTATAAAGCAAAAACAAACATACTGCTTGTAGGACAATTATATCACAATTATGCTACCGCGTCAAGGGAATTATGTGGATTTGATAATACATTATACTCGTATTGCGGAAAAGAGTCAAACGTTTACGCGCGACGAATAAGCGGGTTTCCCGCTTATTTTCTCAAAGGTGGGGTGAAAACGTACCACCTTCCTTATCCTGCTTACTTTTTTTCTTAAAATCCTACCACTTTTTATGTCATTTGCATCACCTCTGTAATTAAGTCTTTCCATATATCCAAGCACACTTTTTTGAAAAATACAACCGAAATCCCGAAAAAATACCCCTCACTATATAGCGGTTGAAACGGGCAAAAGTTCGAAGTGTAAAAGATATTTTTTAGAACAAATACAGAAAGTTTTGTAGAAAGTAAAATCAAACAATGTTACAATTTAATTGTTCTATACTGTCGCACTTTTACTATTTTCAACAAGCAGGATAAGGAAAGCGCCACAGCCCTTTCGATTTTCTACAATCGGGAAACCCGATTTGCACGATTGGCGTTATCGCTATATTATTTTTCTTGCGATTTTCGACTTTTTGTGCTATAATACTTCTACTAAAAGTTAGGAGAATATATAATGACTTTTCTTGATAAAGCAATAAAAGACGGTTTTGCATATATTACGGGCGAAGATACAAAAAGAAAAATTACATATGTAACATCGGACAATCGCGTCGAAAATTATAACGATCCCGAAGAACAGGTGCGCGCCGAGTTTTGGGCGGAACTTATCTATAAATACGAGTACCCCGCAAACCGCATAAAAGTTGAAGTCGTTATCCCCGACAGACTGCCTACCGACCGTGCGGATATAGTGGTATTCTCCGACGACGAGTGTAAACGCCCGTATGCCGTAGTGGAATGTAAAAAAGACGGCGTTACCGACGCTGAATTTAATCAGGCAATCGAACAAGGCGTGGGCAACGCGACATGGATAAAACTCCGAGCCGAATATGTCATAATCATTGCAGGTAGTACGCGCCGCGTATTGGACGTGTCGGATAAATACGGCGCGTTTGAGCGTGAGCAAAACATACTTGCGGACTTGCCCAAAGCGTACGGAAAACCGCAAGAGTTCAGATTTTACAAAGGCACTGAAAACGACATAAAGGCTGTCGAAAGACAAGACCTTATATCCGCGATCAAGAAATGTCATCAAACGCTTTGGGGCGGCGGCAGACTTTCTCCGCCTACAGCGTTCGGCGAGCTTTGCAAAATAATCTTCGTAAAAATAAGCGACGAGCAAAAACCACGCAAAAACGGCGAACCGTATCAATTCCAAATAAAAACACACGAACCTTCAAGTAAACTTGCCGAACGTATCAACGAGCTATACGACGAACAAAAAGTTAAAGACCCCGAAGTGTTTACCGAATCCATAAAGGTTGACGACAGAGTTTTGCGCACCGTCGTGTCGCACTTGGAAGCAATCAACTTGAATAAAACCGACCTCGACGTTAAAGGCGTTGCATTCGAGCAGTTTATGGACGGATTTTTTAAGGGCGATTTCGGACAGTATTTTACGCCACGCGAAATAATAGATTTTTGCGTAAAAATGATGAAACCAGAACACGATTGGGACGTGCTCGACCCGTCCTGCGGTAGCGGCGGATTCTTATTGCACGCGCTCGACTATATTCGCAAACAAGCCGACGATTATAGCGAGAAAGGTACGGTAGAACACTTTAACTATTGGCACGATTTTGCGGCAAAACACCTTTACGGGATAGAGATAAACGACGAGATAGCGCGCGTGGCGAAAATGAATATGATTGTCCACGACGACGGGCACACCAACGTTATAAGTCACGACGCATTGGAAAGCATAGAAAAAATGTACGCGCATAATCGCGGTTTCGTAAAAGACAAATTCGATTTGATTCTTACAAATCCGCCGTTCGGCTCTACGATAAACAAAACGCAAAAGCCGTATTTGGAAAGTTTTGAACTTGGAAACGTAATAGATAAGAAAGACAAGAAAACGCCGCGCAAAAACCAAAGCTCGGAAGTGTTGTTTATAGAACGAATATGGCAATTCCTTAAACCGCAAACGGGAAAAGCGGCGATCGTGCTCCCCGACGGAATACTTACAAACAGCTCGATGCAGTATGTGCGCGATTTTATTTTGGAAAAATTTCAACTTCTTGCGGTTGTGAGTTTGCCGCAATGCGCTTTCGCGCACTTCGGCGCGGGCGTAAAGGCGTCGATAATCTTTGTGCGCAAGCGCGGTAAAGACGAAGCACCCGACGACAACGAACCTATCTTTATGGCTTCGCCCGAATATATAGGGTACGACGCGACGGGGCGGAAGATAAAGGAAAATCAATTTGACGAGATAGTAAGTAAGTACGAGCAATTTTGCAAGGACGCGACGCCTTTTTTCGTATGACCCCCGATGAAGCGAACACGCTTTGCGTTTTTGCCGTAAGTCGGGGGAAGATAGACAAAAGGATCGATCCGCATTTTTATCTTCCGTTGTTTAGAAAGATAACGGAAAACATTCAAAGTAATGAATTTGTTCAGCTGGGAAAAATAGCAACGTTTTCAAATGATACGACGGATTTTTCCGAATTTGAGGAAGGCTCGTTCGAGTATTTGGAAATCGCCAATGTAGTTTTAGGCTGTAACAATTATACAACCACAACAACTCTTGTCACAGAAGCCCCAAGCCGTGCAAAAAAGAAAACTCAATATGGCGATATTTGCATTTCAACTACTCGTCCACAACGCGGCGCTATCGTAGAAATAAAGCAAGATAAAATAATAGCGTCGACAGGTTTTTCAATAATTCGCAAAGTAGATAATTTTATTGATAAACAATGGCTACTATATACATTATTAAGTAAGCCCTTATTACTGCAAATGTTACAGCGCAGTAGCGGGGGAAATTATCCCGCAATAACGGAAGATGAACTTAAAAAAGTTCGTTTGCCGTTGTTGTCAATAACAAAACAACGCCAAATGTGTGTTTTACTTGAGAATGCTTTACAAGAGAGAAAACAAAAACTAAAACAAGCGGACGAAATACTCTCGACGGCAAAAGCACAATTCTTCGATACGTTCGGAATTAATTTTCCCGAATACAAACCGTCGTTATTCAGTCGCATGACGCTTGGTGCCGCTCGTGAAATAGGCGTTTATTGCAATCCGCACAGTGATTATCTTAATTCGGTTTTCACTCGGGTAAAAGCGAACAAATATTATGCGGGAGATTTGGAAGATTTTGCACAAGTTAATCCAACGACGAGCAGGAAAGATTTAAGCGATGATACAATAGTATCGTTTGTGCCTATGCCCGCCGTTACGGAAAAAACAAACGAAGTAGTTTATGATCAAAAACGGTATGCGGAAGTTAAGACGGGATTTACGATTTTTCAAAAAGGCGATTTGCTCTGGGCGAAAATCACACCTTGTATGCAAAACAGCAAATCTTTTCTTGCGGACGGTATGCCTACCGAAATAGGTTTCGGTTCTACCGAATTTCACGTTTTGCGCAGTAAAAGCGATAAACTTTATATGCCGTTTTTATGGGTATTGCTGTCAGACGAGCATATTTTGGAAGCAGCGCAAGGAATGTTCGGCGGCTCGGCGGGACAGCAACGCGTTCCTGATACGTTTCTAAAAAAGTTTCCTATTATTTTGCTGCCCGTTGAAACTCAAAAAGACCTTGCTGACAATGTTTTTGCGGCGTTGAAACAAGCGAAACAACTCCGCTGCGAAGCCGAACAAGAATGGTTGACAGCAAGAGCGCAATTTGAAAAAGAACTATTGGGAGAATAAATGTTCTGTGGCAAGATCAACCGCGAACTCACAAATAAAAGTGAACGAAAAGCGCGTGAGCTTGCGTATGCGCAGACTGGTAGGCAAATGCTGACAGCAAAAAAAGCTGGCGGGTACGTTGCCGGTTCTGCAGCCTATCACAAGAATCTTCGTCAAAATATGAAAAAAGTTCGACAGAATAGTCAAGATCGTGATCACTTCATCAATGATCTTTAATACCAACACGAAAGGGAGAGCGTCTACTCTCCCTTTCTCTTATCTCAACAGCTCTCCCACAACAC